TTGTTTTCTAAAATTTTATTTACTATACTCATTTAGATTTACTGAATGCAAAGTCTGCTGCTTTAGAAAAATGTGCAGGTGACTTATGAACCATATCTGCAAACTTCTTTTTATTTTCATCATTCAAAGCTTTATGCACTTGTGTAATAGCTGATGCAGTCAAATGATCTACCTTTCTTGTTTCACCTGAAGCAAATTTTACTGTTTGTGCAGATTTGCCATGAACTATCTTATGAAGAGTGTCCATGACTGCTTCTGTTTGAATCATGCCTGCCTGATCGTCAACAAAAGGAACAACAAAATCTTTATCCAATTTATCGCTATGATAAACAGCAACTTTTATATTATTTGGATATAAACGTACACCTGTTCTTTTCAAAATAAGAACATAAGGAGGTTCTTTAGTAATCGCTTCACTGATATCAAATTGTTCTTTTACTTCTTTCTTTTCATCTTTGTCGAAATGTAATCGGTGAGCTTTTACTTTTTTACCTGATTTTGAAAGTTTATAGTCAGCAGTATCAACATCCTCTTTAACTGCGGTTCTAGTTTGACGGAAAATTTGTGGATTGTTTGTAATAATATCCACCATTTTATTAAAAAGATTTTGAATGATAGCTCTATCAGCAGGAGTAAAAGAAGGTTTTTCTTCTCCCATCTTATCCAAAATTTGATGCATTCTCTGTACTTGTGCTTTGTTACCTAAACCAGCACGAACTAAAGCATCAAACTTGCTATAGTCTTTTTTTTCTTCTTCGAGGATTTGTTTAAAATCGTCTAAAGATTTCATTCGGTAGTTTCGCCTTCTTCCGTTTCCACTTCTTGTTCAGGTTCTTCTTCTCGCCCATTAAAAAGTGTAGAAGCAACTTCTTGTTTTTTGGCTTCAAGTGCTTCTAGTGCGCGAGTAGAAAGCAATTCTTCAAGTGCATCTTTAGCTTCTGCTGATTGACCAGCAGCAAGCATATCTAAAAATTGTCTTGCATCCATAATATCTCCTTATCTATTATTTAGAACTCGACTAAATCGTTTTACAACACTATCAAGTTCTGGTGTGTCCGACTCTTCATCTCCTCTTTCTGCAACATTATTTTCTGGAGGAAATTGTTCAGGTGTCACTTCTTCTTGTTGACCTTGTTGCATCATTTGATCTGGTTGACCAGGTATCTGTGGTTCTGGTTCAGAATCAATTTCTTTTTGCATTTCTTTTATTTCATCATCATCTAAATGAAGCACATGTTTTTTAACCCACATTTGTGAAAAATAACGACCAACATACGGATCAACTAATCCTAAAAGCTGTAATCTATTTTGCCAAAGTTCAGCTTCTTTTAGTTCGGTAAAATTGTTATCTTTTTTGTATTCATAGTAGACAACATCTCTAAATTCTTTCCATTCTTCTTTAGTACAAATACCTTTTAGAACTAATTGTGTTTCTAAGGCTTCATCGAAAATTCTGGAAAATTTATTACGAATCTTTTCGATGAATTTGTTAAATTTTAATTCATCTCTAGTAACTTCTGTTGTTCTTCCCAAACCAACCAAACCACCACTCTGCGCTTCTAGTCTGGAGTAAGGAACATTCATAGACTGATACAATTTTTTCTGGAAGTAGAGAACATCATCCATTTGCCCAAGATTCTGCCCAGCAGGTAAAGTTGTAATTTCTGTACCTTTACCACCTTCTCTACGAGGCAACCAAAAATCTTCAAGCATCGAAAGATGTTTTCTGTCATCTCGAAGTTCACCGGTCTGTGCATCGTAAACCATTTTGTTACGATACTTGACCATAATGTCGCGAATATATTGTTCAGCTTTACCTTTTGGAAGATTACCAACGTCAATGTAAAATACTCGACGTTCTGGTGCTCTGCTGATTCGATAAATGACCGTAGCATCCTCAATCATTCTTAATTGATTGAGTGGCTTGATTGCTTTGTGTAAAAATGAAATGACGAATGTATTTTTTGCATCCATCAAACCTGAATTAATATTGATTACAGATTCGGGAGCAATTCTTAATCCTTGATTTGCTGCTGCGGTAAAAGACTGAGTGGTTGTGCCTCGATCATTATAGATATAATATTCGGCTATGGATTTAATTATTTCTGCACCAGTCTTTGGATCTCTTCCTTTTTGAACTTCACGAACTTTACGAATCTTTCTCGGATCGATATAGCGAAGTTCTTTAATACCTTCTTTAGGATTATTCTCATTTACAATTACATGATAATAAATTCTTCCGTCAATATACCAACGTCTGAATATATCATCAGCTAAATTTGAGAAGTTTAGCATTTTTAAAATGTTGTCAAACTCTTCTCGAATTTTTTTCTTAATGGATTCTGGTTGCTTCAAATCGTCCATAATAATTTCAACAACTCTTCCATCTTTGTCATGTGAAATTGCTTCATCGACGATTTCTGTAATTGCTTGATCACATTCCGGATGATTCGACATCTCTCTATAACGAGTTATAAGTTCTAGTTCATTACGAACAGAACCTTCTAGGTCAATATAGGTTCCAAAATGTGCATTTTGTGTGATGGTAACTGCACCATCGTCGAGAGAATCGGTAGGTAAAGCGAACGAGGCCTGTTCAGGAATTTCTTTCTGAACTATATCTTTTTGCCCTAATGTGAAACCAAATAGTTTTATTGCCACTTATTTTCCTTTTTCATTATTAAAAAGGAGGAGCAATTGCTCCTCCCTTATCAAACTACTGCGTCCTCTATTGATTCCCACCACTGATATGTCAAGTTGACTGAGAATTCTTCGATGGTATCGTTAGAACCCCAATCAACATCAATAGCGGAAATATCAGTCGGAAATAAGCCAATAAATTTATATTTCTTGAGAATGTTTCCTGCTTTCCCATACTGACGAACTTCACCATCTACGCTATAACCTAAAGCAGTTGCAGCAGCAGGATTTCTAACATTCAAACTGTGGCTATTAATTCCATTTAGCCATCTTTCAAAAGCATTACGAATTACAAAGTCTTCATCATTGATAATTGTAACTGTCCAATCTGTGAAGGTTCTGTTACCGGCAAATTTAAGTTCGCGACCGAAGTATTGAACTGGAACAGCACCAATAGTAGAACCAGGCAACTGAGCAGTCTTACACATGAACGACATTTTTGTTTGTGCGTTTCCTGGCAATGAGAAGGCTGGGAAAGGAAGCGTAACCTCAAATAGATTTGGGCGCGCACCATCTCCCTGCATCTGAGAGCGGAATTCGTTAATGTTAAAAGCCATTTAATTTATCTCCTATCTCTCTTATTTATTAGAATCTTCCGACAACTTCTTCAAATGCAACACCCGTTCTAACAGCAACGAAGTTGAGTTGAATGAAGTTAATCGAACGAGCAGGTTTAATATAGATGTCACCGATAAATTCATTGCGATCAATAACTTCAGGTGTGTTATTTGTAGTATCGCAAACAACACGGAAATCATAAATGCCGCGGCGACCCTGGACTTCTCTTAGGTATGGCTCAACAAGATTTACAAAGGCTGCGCGAGTAAATTCATCATTGAATTCAAACAGAGATGAACGTGCTGCGCGAGCAATAGACTTTTCAAGAACAATAAAGAGACGGCGAACATTGATTCTGTCAAATGCACTTGGTCTGCTTAAAAGAGTCTTATCGCCATATAGAATAGTACCTTCACCTGGGAAAGTAACTACAGGATTGACACCAACTTTGTACAAAGCATCTCTATTAGCTTTGGTTGGATTCCATGCTAACTTAACAACATTCTTGATGATTCCTCTGTTCAAGCCTGCTGGTGAGAACCAAGGATCACGTTCACTGTCGGTACGAGCGCAAAGCCCCGCAATGTCTCCGTTTAATGGAATCCAACGATAAACATCGTTATATTTGTCGTATTGGTATTTCCATCCGCTATCCATCACCGCATAGGAAGATTTCGTGTAAGTTCCAGCAGTAGAAGCAACATCTGTAGCTTCACTACCAGAATTGTCAACTACATCACTAAATTCTGGTGAAACAAAGACAACACAGTCTTTTCTCGATTCAGCAATACCAATTAAGTAATTTGGTGTGTCTGTTCCTGTTGTTGCTCCAGCCATAAGAAGAGATACATCAACAGAATCAGGATTTTCAAACAAATCTAAAGAACTATTGACATTAGCTGCCGAAGCTACAGCATCTACACCACCAGCTAAATTGTATAATGTAGCAGTAACAGTATTATATTCAGGAGTAGAAGTGGTGTTATTTCCCCAATTTCCACGTAAATGACCGGACCACCAAATATATTTTGATCGACTATTTAAAACATCTTTATAATAGTTACTTGATCCATCAGAATTTTTAGCATCACCCGCTTTAGATACATAACCAAATTTTTCAAGAACACTATTCGCTGTTCCAGAAATTGCTCCGGTTCTATCAATTACAATAATATGCAACTCATCTTGAGTTGAACTATTTCCAGAAGCATAAGCAGAAGTTCCTGGTGCAGAATCGAATTGGTTTTCATAATCCCAACCAGAGTAGCTGGAGCTATCAGCTAGAGAAACACGTATCGCATTTCCTAATGTTCCTGGATGTTTTGCGAAGAAGATATTTGAACCGTTAGCACTATGATTTACAAGATAATCATTTTCGTTTTCAATCAAGACTGGAGTTCCGGTGGAAATAGTAGCGTTTAAAGCACCACTTCCAACTGATCTGATAACTCTTAAATCTGTACCATATGCAAGGAAGTTTGCACATGTGAAAAATGCATTTGCTGTATTATCATCAGGTTTACCAAAAACCTGTGCTAATTGGAGTTCGTTGTTGATAACCGTAACTTCGTTGACTGGTCCCCACTTGAAATATCCAGCAAAACCACCCACGGTAGTTGCAACAGACGGTACAACTGTTGTCAAGTCTACTTCGGAGACATTAACTCCTGGTGACAGTTGAAAAGCCATTTTCTGTTCTCCTTATTTTATAGAACTTTTTTATTTTCCTATTTATTATTTTAGAAAGTTGAAGGTATATACCCACGATTTCTTACTGTTGTCCACAAATCTCTTCCATCAGATTCTCTTTCTTCTTGTAGACCGTCATTTAATTCACCTATAGGCAACATTTCTTCTTCTAACTGGAGATTTCTTTCTTCTAAAAGTCTCTGACGAACATCTGAATCCGTCAATTCTCTGAAATAGCTTTGAACTGTTAACCAAGAAAACAATACTAAAGTCATTACGATATCATCATTATTTCCTTCTTCTGCCTTGTACGAATCTTTATCTCTTACAAAAGTATTAAATTCTGCGATTGTATCAAAATCATTTGTAACTAACTTATCAGTTTCAATTAGAGTTTTTAAGTTAGCACATCCTATTTTCTTTACCGATTTTGATGTCTTAATTCCATATGATGCTCCTTTTTTAAATCCTGATGCTATATGAACGCCTTTTATGTCATGACTTTCTATTCTAAAAATGTTTTCATACTCTAAATCATAATGTAAAATGTCAACAACTTGTTGCCCAACATTATTTGTTTCCACAAGTATAAATGCTCGATTGTATCTATTCGCTATATTATAGACATATGTAGGAAAAATCAAAGGTGATATCTTATTGTCTCTATATTTCGCAACATGCTTATAAGGAAGCTCGGTTACATCCAATATTGAAACGACGGAATAATCTCTATCAACCCCTTCAGCACAATCTACTATAGCAATATACGTATGCCCTTTCTTAGGTTCTTCGTAGATATCTATATTTTCTTCTTTTTTAATCGGATTTGTGAATACTAAAGTTTTAAGTTTAGCTCCAGGAATTAATGTCGCACTTGATCCTATAAATTCAGTTTCAAATTCTTGTCTGAACTGTTCTTCGCTTGTGTTGCGAATGGTTTCTTCTCTCCACTTTTCATCTCTTCCTGGAACCATCGACCAATGAACTTCAAAAGGAACATAAAGTGAACGTTTCTCTACGGCATCAGTCCACATCTTATAGAACTGATTTAGACCATTCGGTGTTGAAACAATGATAACTTTGGTTGTATTACCTGAAGATATAACTGGGTACGTAGCAGTAAAGAATTCCACTGCCATGTTTTGTGGAACGAAGGCAAACTCGTCTAAGAAAATTAAATTGTAAGAACCACCTCGAACACCTGAAGAACTTGTAGCATAAGCAGAAATTTCGGAACCATTCTCAAGAACAATGTTGCCTTTATTCCACTCCAAAATTCCTTGTTGGAGCCAAATCGGAAGAAATTCATAAGCATACTTTATTCTTCCTAAAATGTCCCTAGCAAGATCACCTTTATTCGCTAATATAGCAATCTTATAATCATCAGTAAATAGGATCGACCAAAGCATGAATGCTGCAACGGTAGTAGTCTTACCTACCTGACGAGGCATCTTACATATGGAGAAACGATTACTATGAAAACCTTGAACCATTTCCTCTTGGAAAGGCCACATTTCAAAAGGAACAAGACCTTTATCTACGTTAACAATTCGAACGTACTTTTTGATAAAGTAAAGAGGTTCTTTAATACATTTAGTAATCTCAATTAGTTGATCTCGGGAGTATTCAATTTCTACTCCCGATCTTTTTAAATTTGGATTACCTAGATAGCCACCTGCTGACATTACTTAGTTAAACTCTTCAACATCCAAGCGTGTTTTTGATGTGCATCTAAAAGTTCTTGTAGAAAGTTGCTTATCGCAGACTCATCAGCAACATCAGCAGCAGCAATACCCGCTCTCAAATGAAAAATATATTTGTCATTAGATTGTGCTAAATCTCTTAACATTGTCATAGCATCAGGAATATTTTCGTTTTCTGTAACATCCGACAATTCATGTATTCTTTTTAAATTTGCTGGAGCATAAGCACCCAACATACGAATCTTTTCAGCAATCAAATCTGTTTGATTCCAAACGGCAGTATAAAATTGCCCAAGAAAATCGTGGTATTGTAAAAAGTCCGGACCTTCTACATTCCAGTGAAATGAATGTGCCTTAAAATAAAGACCAAAATTTGTTCCTAAAATGGTTCTCATTTGTTCAATTAAAGTTTCCATTTTTATCCTATCTGTTTTATTTGTTTAATTAAATCTGCTGTAGATCCAACGAAAACTGCTTTGTCAACATTGACAACCGAAGTCTCTTTTACTGGAACTAAATCTCTTTTCTTCTTTTGCAATTCAATCAAGTCTTTATTGATATCAGACATATTTTTTATCAGAGTGGCCGCAACTTCATATGCTCTAGGATGATCTGTTGCTTTTGCTACTTCTAATATATTGTCTACTGCAATTTTACCCTTTTCTGCTAAATCTCTTATATTTTGTCTAGCGAATTCAAAATCTGAATCTACTTCTGTAGGTATCACTTCTGGTAAAGAAGATTCTCCTTTACCTAAAGGTTCAATATCAAATAATCTGGATAAATTTTCATCTGTTTTTTTCATGATAAGTTATTGGGAAATTCTTCTATGGTTTCAATAAATCCAAAATCATCATCTGGTGTAGCACCAAAAGGATCAACTTCAGTTACTATAGACACACTTTTTATTGGATTCAAATCTATCGTATCAACAGTATATGTGGCGTTCGAAAAGTCACCTACAACAATATCATTCTCTTCTAAAGATTCAGACATATCAGAAACAACTAAAGTTCCTATGCTGTTATTTGAGAAATAAACAACTGTTCCTGTTTTGTTTTTTGAAACTACCCGAATAGTTTCTCCTGTAGTGTAAACACCATTACCAGTATTCATATCAACATAGACTTTTTGTATATTTGTATTTCTACTGTCGGTATAAATGTTAGTGTTTGCTCTCTTTATTATCTTATCGTTACCAAAGTTAACAGGCGGAAATATATAACCTTTCATCGTGAAAGTTAAGTTCCAGATAACTAAGCGAGTTGATGACATATCTCCTTCATATTCTATTTGAGGAGAAACTGAATCTAAAGTGATAGGTAAGTCAAATTTTCTTCCCAAAGACGGAATCAAATCTGCTGTAACCGTAAAGTCAGGTGTAAAGAAAGGTAAAATCTGTTCGAGTATCTGTGTACCATCTTCCTGATTTCTCACAAAAATACTCAAATCAAATTCGAAATTATATGGTATCGGAGAATACTGAGAGTTTACGGAATTAGTAACAGAATTAACTGCGAAATTTTTATTCAGAGTATTCATCTTTCTAGATGAATCGTAGTTGATACCTACCAAATCGAATGCAATTCTAGGTACATAAACATTTATTGATTTCGTCAAGTCTGGGTCGGAAAATAAACGAGTTATATATTTTTCTTTTGAACCATAAGAAAGCGGAACTCTAGTTCTCTCGAATTCTTCCGTACCTGCTTTGTTATATCTGACTAAAGTTATATCATTGAAAAGAGTTCCGAAAGCAGTAATCATCTTTCGAATTGTTCTATTATAAAAATGTGAATTTCCTAACATTATGCCTCACCAAAAGGATTTTTCTCTGTCCAATCCAAAATAGAATCTGCTTCAGTTTCAATAATTTTATTATCTGAAATATCTTCAAATACATTTTCATCAACTTGTGTGTCGGTATCTGCAAGTAGTACACTTCTGAGTGTCGAACTTGTATTACCTTTAATTTCACCTGTATTAAAGGTGCCTTGAATTCTTATTACATTTACGTGAGTATGTGGCTCATAAGAATGAACGATAGCTTGAGCGTTCGCTGTTGCTAATGTTGTCCCTTGATAAATGATTTCACCGGGAACAAACGATCCTGTACTTGCTGGGAACACAGAATTATTAGCTAAGAACAATCTGGTTCTACGATATTCGTCAAATGCTTGACCATCCACTTCTTCAACACCAGTTGAAATAATCTCTTCACTGAACACATATTGTTTCATCTTCAACGCATAAACATAAACATTACCTCCGCGACCTCTACCTAATGTGTAGAACATAGCTTGGTCGTTTTCGTGCTCAACAAAAGTAATCTCGAAAAAGTTTTGCACAAGAGGGATGTATACCAAATCACCTTCTCTAGGTCTTGTAAGTGGCACAGTATATTTAAATCTTCTTCTTGAAACTAATAGTGTAACCTCATCTCGAATTTCTAATCCAAATTTTGAAATGAAGTCACCTTCACCGTCCATGCCTGTGACGTTTTCCATATACATCTCAAGACCATGTGCAGTTCTATATTCTTTTAATGGATCTTCACCATAAAGCATATCGACTTGATCACGACTTGTTCTAGGTAAGTAATAGACATCCATGCCATGAATCTGCATAGCTTCAATGACCAAATCTTCAACTAGTAATTGCTCACTAGTTATTTGATGTTGTGGAAAATTATTGAAATAAAAATTAGTAGGCATATTAACCTATGAATATTTCGCTTGGCATGGAAAGAGTGCTCTTTGCATCTTCTTCCAGCGATTCAATTTCTTCTTTAGCTTCTTGCATAATTCTTGGACCATCAAGCGTCACACCACCAGGCATTTGAATTCCTGCAAACTTACTTAGATTTGAACCCCATTGATATTTAATTTTTGCTGTGGCGTATGCTTTTAAAAATCTATCATTCCAAACATCTGGGAATCCTGTAACAGTCATTGAATTTCCGCTTGAAGATGTTACATATGATGAGCTAACATTCAAAGAAGTGTCACTGTCTATTGACACAATTCTTTTAGATTCATTTGCAATTACAATTTCATCGCCAATTGATATTTCTGAAGTAAAGGATGTGCCCGAACCTACAACGGTATTTGATGTTGTTGAGATTGTTGCTATTCCTGTTAACGTTCTATTGTCAGGAGATATGTATCGATAACACTCGATAATAATATATTCATCAGGTTTGACATCTCTCGTCCAATCTATATCGAGATACAGTCTATCCATTTTTCTATTAAAACGTATCTGCGGTGTTCCAGAGAATAATAGATTTAGAGTTCTAATATGTTGCATCGTAATCTCATACGACACATAAGAAACTGAAGTGAAATCGTAGAGGTCGTGTAGTCTAAGTTGATATCTCAAATCGAACATATTTACTGAAGAATTTGATTGATCAAATGGCAAAATACCAACGACAAATTGTATTGCATCTGGGCAAGGAATCCACTGACGATCTATGTCTGCCTGCGTGATCTTATGTTTCAAGTACATTTGCTGAGTGCCATCATAGTGATAGTCATTGAAAAATGCTAATGCATCATCAATCCTATCTTCTACTTGATCGTCATCCACGTTAATCTGAATGACCGGATGACCTAGACGACGTAAGCAATAGTCTTTAAACTGCGATCTTGTTGTTATTTTTGCCATATAATACCTACAGTTTTATGAGGTATTTATATTCTCAACGGACCAGGTAATCTAGGCATACCTTCTTTTATGGCTACAAGCCAAGCGTCCGTGACGCAAACGTTAAGATTTTTCAGCCAATCATTAGGAAACCATGTTAGTTTTCTATATTCCTGAAATCGAATAGTTTTGTTTTCGATAAAATTGGCCAGATATGCGTCTGTGTAATACAAGAAACTATTCTCATTCCAATAACTAACATGGGTAGGATCCTGAAACGCACCTCTTCCGTCTGTACTTGGAACTTGAATAAATGCCCAGCCTCCAGGAGATAAAACTCTATGAATCTCTTTCATTATCTCAGTTTTGTCTTTTAAGTGCTCAAGAATATGGCTGGCATTAATGACTCCAACAGTATTGTCTGGAAGAGGAATGCCATTATTTAAATCGTGAATGATATCTGCATCTGATCTCAAATCAATTGCGATATAATTAGGATAAGGATTCAATCCTCCACCCAAATCCACACACAACAAATTCTTATCTTTAGCATCCTTTTCAGCCAATTTGTGTGCGTACTGTGTGAATAACTCTACAGTTTTAACTTGAATCGCTTCGTTTCTTTCCAACCAAGTATTGTTTCCTGTAATTCGATAAATGTAAAGAACTTTAGGAACTCGTTTCATTTTCGTTGTTAGATATGTTCGAATACAAAGTTCATGATCATCACAAATTGAAAGAGTTGGATTATGCCCACCAAGTTTCTGATAAACCGACCTTCTCCAGCTTCTCACATGATCAGGTGCATACCAAATATATCCTAAAGAATGTGAAGAAGGCTCAAAACTATCCATCGCAATTAGTTGTTTGCCTTTCCAGTCGAAGTTTCTGTATGTCCATCCATAACTAGGATCATACGGAACAAATTCATCTTTCATGTGAAGAACCGCGTTATCACTGTAAACAAAACCAACTTCAGGTTCTTGGAAAGCAATAAACAATTCTTGTAAACAATCCGGTGTCAACAAATCATCATGATCAACTTCAACAAGAATGTTGCCGGTACCAGAGTTAAAGGCTTTATTCTTAATTGCTCCAACTTTTGTTTCACCGCTGCCATCATAAAAAACTTTTACTTTAGGATCTTTTACTATTACTTCAGGTAAAAAATCTTCTGTGCATTTATTGTTTAAGTATAGAACCCATTCCCAATCTGTGTATGTTTGTGCTTTAATTGTGTCGTACAACTCAAGCAAAAAAGGAATATTATTAGGGTCGTGTTCAGGTGTGATAATGCTAAATTTCATAATATACTCACTCAAAGAAAAATAAATGTGTCAATCTTCCATTTTGTTCATTTTGCCCAAAATAAGGACCAGCAGAATGAATCGCTCTCGCATCCATAATTAGAAGTCTATTGTATATATTTCCAATATTATCGACAGTATCGAATTTGGTGCTGTCATAAAAACCATAAGAAAAGGAGTTGTCGATACCCTCTTCGGTCGAATGTCGAAGCCCGGTTATTTTCGATTTGTGCGATCTGGTACCGCTTTCTAAAGGAGCATTGGGTGTCAAGTAAATCATGCCTGCCCATCTTTGTTGATCATAATGATAAACTTGAGGATCATTTGATGTCGTTATTTGAAAAACTCCATTATAGCCATCGTCCCACAAAGTAATTGTTTCACCTATAATTCTTTCAAATGTTCTCTTAATCGAATGTGGTCTATACGTATCTTTTGATCTGAGACCTTTATACCATCTTATGTCTGCTTGATATTCAACACTTAAAGCGTAATTTCGAATTTCATCAGGATTGTCATAAAAATTATCAACGACAAAAACTTTTCTATCTAAACTTTTACGAATTGAGAAAACTGAAATATCTTTTGGTTTATTATTTTCGTATTTCTCTAATGCTCGTTGATGAATTTCTTGAACTCTTCCTGTTGGGCTGTCCCAATACATTGAAGTGTCGATGAAGTTCACATAATTGGGAAATGCATTTGTTCGTTCAGGTTGTAACATTCTTGTGGTTTGTTTAACCATGTTTTCATAATCACCGATTTTTTCATAAAGAAGAGTTAGTGCCCAAATGTGATCATTTCTTCCTGGTGCAAACTTCTCGGAAAGATTATACGAAGCAATTGCTGCTGATGTATTATCTAACATCTGATAACAATCACCACAAAAAATTAATGAGAGATAACAAGTCTCATCAATTGGAACTTCTTTTTTATCTTTATATAAAAAATTTACGAATTCTTGAAAATAATAAATTGCTCTCCTAGCATATTCTTTTCTTTGTGAATTTCCTAAAGGAAATGAGTCACACTCTCTAGCATCAAAATAACTTTTACCTATGTACCAAAAATGATATAGATTGGTCAACATCGTGCCATCAGATATCATTTGCTGCTCTAACGTTAAAGAATGTTTTACAAATTTAAACGGATCGGACCAACTTTCACCTGTATTGAATCCTGTTTGTCTGAACTTAGGTGACAAATCATATCTCTGAAAATCTTTTCCGATTTCAGGTAAGTCACAATAAACAGTTTCATGACAAGGATCGTGATTGAATCTCCAAGGCATTTTTGCATTATACATCCACGCTCTATGATAGATGCTGGTGCCTTGAACTGCGGGTATATGAAAAGTATGAATATTCGTATCATCAAATACAGACCAATCGAAGTCATCATCAACTTCTAATATCTCATCACAATCCATTTTTAAAATCCAATCACACCCGTGATCGACACTTTGACAGTATTTAATTAGATGATCTCGATTCCAACCGAACCCTTTCCACCCTTCTTCACAAATATAAATTTCACCTGAAAGATTATTGTCTAATAGAAATTGTTTTGCAATTTCATCTGTTCCATCAGTTGATCCGTTGTTTTGCATAACATAATAATCAACATAAGGCAAACAAGAATTTAACATTCTAAGAATGCTTTTAGATTCATTCTTGAACATTGTAATCATAACAATTTTTGTTTTCTTATTCATAATGTTCTTTCTTGTATCAACTTCAAAATTTCAGTGTTACTCTTTTGTTCTTCTGTTGGAGAATATAAAGCTCGTTTTCTCTGATTGGTATTTTCGGTAGAAGGTATTACATAATACATCGCAATGCTTTTTCGGTAGACATTTTCTGGGCATCTAATTGGTTTTGAAAATCCGTGCCAAGAATTTTGTGTGGTGTCGAACAGTAACAATCTGTTGAATTTATTTTCAATAGTCTTTACTAATTCCTTTGGTGTATTGTTGGTCTCATCATGTGACCAAAACTCCAAGTTGCCTCCCCAATTTTCATCCCAATCTTCCGAGAGATAATAAATTAGATTTATCTTTCGCTCCATTTTTAATTTAGGGTGTAATGAATAATCTAAATGCACATTCAGTTTACCATTATTACCTTGAATGTGCCATCCAGCACCATGAAGCCCACAATCAGGAGTTAATTCATGACAAAAAGTTGAATTTCGTAAAAAATCTACGAATTGAGGAGAAATTAGATGTTGAAAAAATTGATATGTAGTTTCTGGAAAATGATACCAATTGTTTAATGCTTTTTTATTTTCCAAAGGATTGTCATAAACAAACCACTCTTTAGAATTATAGTCTATAAATTCGTTCGATAATTTTTTTGCTAAATCAATAGGTAAAAAATCATCTATAATAATGTGTGAAAAAGGATCATCATAAAATTGCATGTCATCTCCATTTTGGACCTTCAAACCATGCTGCTATACTATATCTAGTGCCTCTTGTAACTGGGTTTGCTTTGTGGCGAAATAGTGAAGGAAAGTAAATGAATGTTCCTTGCTGATTAATATCTTTGTCTAATTTCACCGAAGTTTCTGTGAGTTCAAGTTCGCCACCAACATAATCGTTTGGATCGGAAAGTTGAATTACACAAGATAATTTTCTATGATAAATTGGATCATTGTTTATCCAAAAAACATCATGATGCTCTTTATATTCACCTAGATATGTTTCATCATATTCTGCAAACTGAATAAAATCTAATTTGGTGATATGAAGATTGAAAAAATCTCGATTTGCTTCGAGTGCTGTTCTCCATAGTGCATCGAAAATATATTGATATCTCCAATCACCGGAATTTATAAATCTAATCTTACTTCTTCGGTAATTATAATCAACACCTTCACCACCGTCTGTTCCTATATAACCATCTTGTATAGGCAAAACTTGTACTTCACTTATAATTTTCTCACACATTTCCTTGCTGAAATATGATTTAAAATAACACCATTCACCTTTCATTTTATAACAATCCTTATGTTTTAGATTTTATATATTCTATTTGATCCTTTTGTTCTTTTAGAGCTTGTATTAAAAGTGGAACAACTCTTTCATACATAACAGTCAAATAGTTTTCACCAGATACACTATGCCCATATTTATTAGAGTCAAATGGAGCGTTTGTGATAACTTCAGGTAACACTTGTTTAACTTCTTGCGCTATAAAACCTACTTGTCTTTTACCTTCTTTTTCGAAACCTAATCTTTTAGCCAACTCATTCTGTTCATAATACACACCTCTAATTTTTTCCAGTCTTTCTAAACTTTTTTCAACTGGTTTCAAAATATTTTTTAATCTTGCGTCAGAAAATCCTGAAATAATTTCTGCTGTTGCACGAACTGTTCCTGTAGGACCAGCAGTGACGTTTACACCTAAAGCAGCAACTCGATTTGGTGAAACTCCTGGAGGTCCTTGAAATCCTTGTCTACCTTGGAATCCAGTAGTTGGTCCTTGTGCCCCGGTTGGTCCTTGAATACCTTGTCTACCTTGGAATCCAACAGTTGTTCCTTGAGCACCTTGAGGTCCTTGAACGCCTTGCCTTCCTTGGAATCCAGATGTTGGTCCTTGTGCGCCCTGGAACCCCTGTCTACCTTGGAATCCTTGAAAACCAGGAACTGTACTTTGTGCACCTTGAGGTCCTTGAACGCCTTGCCTTCCTTGGAATCCAGTAGTTGGTCCTTGTGCACCCATTTGTCCTTGAACGCCTTGCGTTCCTTGGAATCCAGTAGTTGGTCCTTGTGCGCCGGTTGCTCCTTGAAATCCTTGTCTACCTTGGAATCCAACAGTTGTTCCTTGAGCCCCTTGAAATCCTTGTGTACCCTGAGCACCTTGGATACCAGCAGTCGGTCCTTGTGCACCTGTTGCTCCTTGAACTCCTTGAAATCCTTGTGCTCCAGTAGTTGGTCCTTGAGCCCCTTGAAATCCTTGTCTACCCTGAGCACCTTGGAAACCAGTAGTTGGTCCTTGAGCGCCGGTTGCTCCTTGAACTCCTTGAAATCCTTGTGCTCCAGTAGTTGGTCCTTGAGCGCCTTGTGGGCCTTGGAACCCTGAGGGTCCTTGACTACCAACTGTTACTCCTTGAACACCTTGGAATCCTTGCCTACCTTGGAATCCTTGTACTCCAGTAGTTGTTCCTTGTATACCTTGAGGACCCTGAACGCCCGGAGGACCTTGCGCTCCAGCAGTCGGTCCTTGTGCACCTGTTGCTCCTTGAACGCCTTGCCTTCCTTGGAATCCAGTAGTTGGTCCTTGTGCGCCGGTTGCTCCTTGAACACCTTGGAATCCTTGGAATCCAGATGTTGGTCCTTGAGCGCCCTGGAAACCCTGTCTACCTTGGAATCCTTGAAAACCAGCAGTCGGTCCTTGGGCACCTTGAGGTCCTTGAACACCTTGGAATCCTTGGAATCCAGATGTTGGTCCTTGAGCACCTTGAGGTCCCTGGACACCTTGTCTACCCTGAAAACCAGCAGTTGGTCCTTGAGCACCTGTTGCTCCTTGAACGCCTTGAAATCCTTGGAAACCTACTGTCGTTCCCTGCACACCTTGAGGACCTTGGGCTCCTTGAACACCTTGAAATCCTGATGTAACACCTTGAGGACCCTGAAATCCTTGCCTACCTTGAAATCCTTGAAAACCAGGAACTGTACTTTGTGCACCTTGAGGTCCTTGAACGCCTTGCCTTCCTTGGAATCCAGTAGTTGGTCCTTGTGCACCGGTTGCTCCTTGAACGCCTTGAAATCCTTGAGGACCGCTAGTTGGTCCTTGAGCGCCTTGTGGACCTTGAATACCTTGTGTTCCTTGGAACCCTTGAACAATGCTTTGAGCACCTTGTGGACCTTGAGTGCCTTGAAATCCTTGAGCACCTGGAGCGCCTGTAGGACCAGAAGCACCTTGTGGACCTTGTGCTCCCTGAAAACCAGAAACCGTACTTTGTGCTCCTTGCGGACCTTGAGTGCCTTGAAATCCTTGTGAACCTGGGCTTCCTGTCGGTCCTGTTCCACCTTGCGGACCTTGAGTGCCTTGAAATCCTGGAGCTCCTTGTACACCTTGAAATCCTACAGCCCCTTGAACACCTTGAAACCCTTGAGGACCTTGAGGTCCTCTTATATTTTGTGTGTCGCCAATCCAAACACCATTAGCTGCAATAACACCAAAAGTCTCAATCGTCAGCCCATTTTTTACAACAAAAGTATTCGCAGTAGCCAAAGTTTATTACCTTTTTTCTATTTTTTTAAGTAAGTCTGTTATAATTAATTGTTGTTCTTTTATAGCTTGTGTAATAACAGGAATTAATTTTTCATATTGAACCGCTAAGAAATTTTCTCCTGTTTTACTTTTTCCTCTTTCGTCTACATCAAACGGTGCCGGTGTTATGATTTCAGGAACAGAAGGTTGTATTTGTTGTGCTATAAGACCAACTTTTCTGGAATAATCTTTATAGCCATATTTTTCCGCCAATCTGTTTTGAGTATAGTAAATCCCTGTCATGTTTAATATTTTTTCTAAACAATTTTCAATGACAAAAATTTTTGTTTTCAATCTTTCATCAGAGAAACCAGCAACGATATCACTTGTAGCTCTAATTGTTCCTGTTGGACCAGCCGCAGTATTTATACCTAATGCACTAATATTAGGTGTTGATGTAGTCCCTTGAATTCCTTGCGGTCCTTGTGGACCTTGAGCACCTTGAGGTCCTTGTACACCAACCGGTCCTTGAGCGCCAATCGGACCTTGAGCACCTTGAGCGCCTTGGACACCAATTGGTCCCTGTGCACCAGGAGGTCCTTGAGGACCTTGTGGACCCTGTACACCAACAGGACCTTGAGGACCTTGAGGACCCTGAGGACCCTGAGGACCTTGAACCCCAACAGGACCTTGTGCACCAGGAGGTCCTTGAGGACCTTGAGCGCCTTGGACACCAACAGGACCTTGTGCACCAGGAGGTCCTTGAGGACCTTGAGCGCCTTGGACACCAAAAGGACCTTGAGGTCCTTGTGGACCTTGAGCACCTTGTGGACCCTGTACACCAACAGGACCTTGTGCACCAGGAGGTCCTTGAGGACCTTGAGCGCCTTGGACACCAAAAGGACCTTGAGGTCCTTGTGGACCTTGAGCACCTTGAGGGCCTTGGATACCGAACGGTCCCTGTGCACCAGGAGGTCCTTGCGGACCTCGAGGTCCTTGAATTCCAGGTGGTCCTTGTACACCAATAGGTCCTTGAAATCCTGAGGGTCCTTGCGCTCCAGCAGGTCCTTGAGGACCCTGAGGTCCTTGCGGACCTTGAGGTCCTTGAACTCCGGGAGGTCCTGGTGGACCAAGAGGTCCTTGTGCTCCAACAGGCCCCTGAACACCAACAGGACCTTGTGCACCAGGAGGTCCTTGCGGACCTTGTGGACCCTGTACACCAACAGGACCTTGCACACCAAAAGGACCTTGAGGTCCCTGAGGACCTTGAACCCCAACAGGACCTTGAGGTCCTTGTGGACCTTGAGCGCCTTGTGGACCCTGTACACCAACAGGTCCTTGAGCGCCAATCGGACCTTGAGCACCTTGTGGACCTTGGACGCCAACAGGTCCTTGAGCGCCAATCGGACCTTGAGCACCTTGTGGACCTTGGACGCCAACAGGTCCTTGTACACCAACAGGTCCTTGAGGTCCCCGAGGACCTTGTACACCAACAGGTCCTTGAACACCAATCGGTCCTTGAGCACCTTGTGGTCCTTGTACTCCAGTTGCACCTTGAGGTCCCTGAGCACCTTGAGGTCCCTGGGGACCTTGTACACCAACAGGTCCTTGAACACCAATCGGTCCTTGAGCACCTTGTGGACCTTGAACACCAACAGGTCCTTGTGCACCAACTGGTCCTTGCGGACCTTGAGGTCCTTGTACACCAACAGGTCCTTGCACACCAATCGGTCCCTGAGCACCTTGTGGTCCTTGTACACCAACAGGTCCTTGAACTCCATTAGAGCCTTGCGAACCTTGTGCTCCTGGTGGTCCTTGAAAACCAGAAGCACCTAAAGGACCTATAGCTCCTTGAGGACCTTGTACACCAACCACACCTTGTGCTCCATTGGAACCTTGAGGTCCTTGTGCTCCTGGTGCACCTTGAAAACCAGAAGCACCTAAAGGACCTATAGCTCCTTGAGGACCTTGAGCACCAGCAAATCCTTGAGGTCCCTGAGTACCTACAAAACCTTGAGGTCCCTGCGAACCTGGATAGTTTGATTTATTTCCTTGCCAAATACCTGAGGAAGATATTATTGTTTTTCCATTGGAAAAATCTGTATTGCTTACAGCTAATCCATTTTTTACTACGAAATCTTTATTAGTTGCCATGCAATTTTTCTCTCAGAATTTCTATTTCTTTTTGTTGAATTTTTATTGTTTCAACAATTAGAGGTATGAGAAATTGATATTGTACGGTTAAATAATTTTCACCGCTTTTGCTATTACCCTTTTCATCTATATCGAACGGAGCTAAAGAAACGATTTCAGGTAATATTTTTTGAACTTCTTGTGCTATGACACCTATCTCCGTTTTATAGTTATGATAACCAAATTTTTCCGTTAATTCATTGTGCTTGTAAAAAAATGCATTTAAAGAGTATAGTTTTTTGTCTGCTTCTTTTATGTATTCGATATTATCTTTCAGTCGAATGTCCGAAAATCCCGCAGTAATATCTCCTGTTGCTCTCAAAGTACCGGTAGGACCTGCTGCTGTATTTACACCTAATGATACTGCTTGTGTTCCTAAAGCTCCTTGAACTCCTTGTGCACCACTTAATCCTATTGGACCCGTTGGACCTGCAACACCTTGCGGACCTGTTGCACCAGGAACACCAGTTGCTCCTGTGGGACCTGCAACACCTTGAGCACCCGGAACGCCAGTAACTCCTGAGGGTCCTGCGAATCCAGCAACACCTTGTGCACCTGGTACACCTGGAACACCTGTTGGTCCTGTTGGACCTGGTGGTCCTTGAAATCCTGCAACACCAGGAACTCCTGGAGGTCCTGCGAATCCAGCAACACCTTGAGCTCCTGAAACGCCAGGAACTCCTGGAGGTCCTGGGAATCCAGCAACACCTTGAAATCCTGCAACACCAGGAACTCCTGGAGGTCCTGCGAATCCAGCAACACCTTGTACACCTGGTACACCTGGAACACCTGGAGGTCCTGTTGGACCAGCAACACCTTGAAATCCTGCAACACCAGGAACTCCTGGAGGTCCTGCGAATCCAGCAACACCTTGTGCACCTGGTACACCTGGAACACCTGTTAGTCCTGTTGGACCAGCAACACCTTGTGCACCTGATACACCAGGAACTCCTGGAGGTCCTGCCACTCCGGCAACACCTTGGAATCCTGGTGGTCCTGAACTTCCAGTGGCACCTTGTGGACCAGGAACACCTTGTGCGCCTGCTACACCAGGAACTCCTGTAGATCCAAAAGGTCCTGGAACTCCTTGAAATCCTGGTGGTCCTGAAATACCGGTTGGTCCTTGAGGTCCCGGAACTCCTTGGGCACCTGATACACCTGGAACCCCCGTTGGTCCTGTTGGACCAGCAACACCTTGTGCACCTGGTACTCCTGGAACTCCTGTTGGTCCTGTTGGACCTGGAACTCCTTGAAAACCTGAAACACCAGGAACTCCTGTTGGTCCTGTTGGACCTGGAACGCCTTGAAAACCTGAAACACCAGGAACTCCTGTTGGTCCTGTTGGACCTGGAACGCCTTGAAAACCTGAAACACCAGGAACTCCAGTAGCACCTTGAGGACCAGGAACACCTTGTGCTCCTGCTACACCTGGAACTCCAGTAGCACCTTGTGGACCGGGAAGACCTTGAAAGCCTGGAGATCCAGAAAGTCCTGTTGCACCTTGAGGTCCTGGAACTCCTTGAAATCCTGCAACACCGCCAACTCCTGTGGCTCCAGTAGGACCGGGAAGACCTTGGAAGCCTGAGACGCCAGGGACTCCTGTCGATCCTTGAGGTCCTGGAACTCCTTGTGCACCTGCTACACCTGGAACTCCTGTAGATCCAAAAGGTCCTGGAACTCCTTGAAATCCTGCAACACCAGGAACACCTGTCACACCTTGAGGTCCTGCAACTCCTTGAAATCCTGCAACACCAGGAACGCCCGTAGGTCCTGTAGTTCCTATTCCACCTTGAGGTCCTTGTGCACCGGCTACGCTGCTAGCAGCACCTTGCGGTCCTGGAACGCCTTGAAATCCTGCAACACCGGGAACACCTGTTGCACCTATTGAACCTTGAGCGCCTTGAGGTCCTTGTGCACCGGCTACGCTGCTAGCCGCACCTTGTGCACCTTGAGTGCCTTGTGGACCTCTATCACCACCTTGACCGGTTGCTCCTTGAAATCCTGAAAATCCCGTTATATTTGTTCCGGGACCTATCCAGTTTCCTGATGAATCGATTACATCTGTAGTGCCTACAGACAAACCATTTTTTACTATGAAATTAGAATTAGTAGCCAAGGTTCATTATCCCCTTTTTTATTTTTTAATTATACAGGAATTAATGTTCTCATGGCTTTATATGTCGTAGAAGCATTAGTTGGTGTTGATAACAATCTAACTTGGCCTCCAGTTATATTGGCATCAAATGTTGCTAAAGATGCTCCAGTTCTTATCTCACCATATTGCACTAAAAATACTGTGCTACCATCATGGACTAAACTTATCTCTATGACTTGATATGCAGAACCACTTGTTATCTGAACAAAGTATTTTGCTGATCTATAAACAGAAGAACTAAAGAAATCTAATATAAACTCTGTTGTACTAGACGTTGTTTGTGTAGTTGATGATAATGTAGAATTGGTGTTAAGTGTAATTGAAGTATTTGATATGAGAGAAGAACCAGTTAATGTTGAACTAGTTGTTAAAGCTCCAGTCATAACATCGCCAGATTTATTGACTTTGGCAATATTAATTGCACCAGCATTTGCCTGATAATTATTTGTAACAGTAATTAAACCAGCACCTACGTTTGCTTGACCAGAAGCAACATCAGCAATCCTAGCAGCACCGACATTCGCTTCTAATCCACTTTTAATTGTGTTTGCATAATTTAAAGGATCCAAACCTCTCAATGTAATTACATCAGTAATTAAATTTGCGGTTACATTTGCAATTCTAAACGTTGAGTTTGATGTATCGATATAAGGTGACACATCCGGTTCGGGAGCATAATTATAGAAAAATTTCCAAATACCATCAGAAGCGTCTCTAAACAAACCTGCATGATGATATGTTCCATCATTATAGCCTGCTGCGAATCCTAAATCAGGATTTAAATTGGTTCTAGCTCTTGCTGTTCCACCAGAAACATATGAACCAGTAAATGAACTTGCAACAGTAAATGTGTTTGAAGTTACACCAATGATTCCAGAATTTGCTGTATTATAACCAGATGGATCTATTCCGGTTACTGTCACAGACATTCCAACTAGATAATTGTGAGTTTGTGATGTAGTGTATACTACATTAGCACCATCTCCAACAGCATTTGTAATAGTTGTAAGTATCGCTTGATTCAAATACAACATATTATCGGATACAGCTAGATTTGTAGCACTAACTGTTGTAGAAGTGCCACCTATTGTCAAGTTGCCCGTAACTGTTAAGTCTCCAGATATTGTGTCGCCATTTTTGGAAACTTTTGTATTTGAACTATCGAATACTGTTTGAGTGAATGTTTTAGATTCTATTAATGCCGAACCAACGTTAGCTTCGGTTGTAGCTCTGTCGGCAATCCTAGCGGCACCAACATTAGCTTGATAAGCATTCGTAACTGAGATTAAACCTGATCCAACGTTTGCTTGATAAGCGAGCGTAACTGCAATTAGACCAGCACCTACATTTGCTTGAGCAGCCGCGGTGTCAGCAATTCTTGCAGCTCCAATATTAGCCTGTAGCCAGGTATTTGCAGTATTGGAAGAATCGAAAGCTTGTTGAGCTAAAATGTTTGCAGAATTAGCTTTGTCGAAAGCTAAGTTTGCTTGATCGAAAGCAGAGTTCGCTTTGTTAGAAATAGCGATAAAACCTGGTGTTGAAGAATCGGATAATACTAAATCTGATGCGCCAGAAATAGAGAGTGTTCCTGATGTATTGCTAATAACTGTTCCACCTAAATCAATAGAACCTGGACCTACGAACAATGAATGCCAACGATTTGACGAAGAACCTAAATTCCAAGTAACATCAGTATTGGGTGTAATGTTTCCTGAGACTTCAACATTTCCTAAAATTAACCCTCCAGTTTTGGCAAAGAATGTGCTATCAGCATAATTCTTTAAATTGGTATTTGCTGTTATTATCCCTATACCAACGTTCGCTTCAGTCGTTGCTCTGTCTGCAATTCTAGCTGCACCAACATTTGCCTCATAAGCATTCGTGACTGATATTAATCCAGCACCGACGTTAGCTTGATAATTGTTTGTAACGGTAATTAATCCAGCACCGACGTTAGCTTGTGAAGCAGCAGCATCAGCGATTCTGGCGGCACCAATGTTTGCATATATGCTATTAACATTAGATACTAAATCTATACGAAGTTCACCAGTATTAGCATAAACACCATTTGAAAGTAAATCAATTTTATCCAGCAAGAATATTTTTGCACCACCAACATTAGCCTGTAGCCAGGTATTTGCCGTATTCGATGAATCATACGCTTGTTGAGCTAAAATGTTTGCAGAATTAGCTTTGTCGAAAGCCAAATTCGCTTGGTCGAATGCTGAGTTGGCAAGATTTCTAGCCGTAATGTCTGGTGCGGATCCAGGATTTAAAAGGTTTGTTCCTGCACCACCAACGCAATCCGTTAAATCTATGTAAGCACCGCGAGCGCCGCCTCCTTGCTCAAAGAATCTTATTCTATTTTGATATGAATCAATAGTTATACCAACACCATCAAGTGTGGTATTGGTTACAGCCTTAGCTAATAATATTTCACCACCCTCATCACCGCCAGAATTGTTTGATATCAGCTTATTTGCTGTGACATCTACACTGGCTAATATTTTGTCTGTGCTAAGAGTTTTTGTGCTGGTGTCATATTTGAGATTTGCTGAAGCTCCAAATACACCAGAGTTATTGAATTGTATTTCACCGTTTAAACCGCTTGGTTCTGTTACGACATCAAATTGTGTGGCTATAGATGAAGAATTGCCATAATACAATTTTCCATCATAATAGTTGATAGCAAGTTCACCAGGATATAATGTTGCTGGAACATTTCCTGCTTGACCTGAATTTTTTAATAAGATTATTGTATTAGCCATTGCTTGATGTTAGAATGTGCCTCCAGACTTCACCAAATCATTTTCTTCTTGTACATTATCTATGGGTTCTGGTTGAACATTTTCACCAAGTCTAACTTTTTTCAGTTTCGCGGCTGGAACTACGTTTTCTAATTTGAGTATGTATCTATTTAATTCTTCGATTTTATTTACGTTTTGTATCAGAATTTCTTGAGATTCACTTTTCACTTTTAAAATTTCTTTCCTTGTTTCTTCTAATTGTCTCATGTAGTCATTTACGGCATTTTGCAATCTATTCTTTTCAGCAACAATACTATTCATGACATTTGCTTGTGTATCCTTAGTGTTTAACGAAGATTTCAAGTTATCTTTTTCACTTATCAATGAATTTATTTGTTTATCTTTTTCACTTAAATTAAAATCTCTTTGTTGCAAGCCATGTTGTAACTCTTCATTTCTTCTAGACAAATCATTAACTTGCCTTCTAAAATCTTCAAGAACTTCGAATTCATTTTTATTAACTTCCAACTGTGCTTGAAACATAACGTTTTGCTTGACAACAGAGAGAAAGTTATCAAGCAAAACATTAACATAAGCATTTTGCAACTTCACATCCATGATAAACTCCTATCAAAATAAATTAGAATGTTCCACCACTTATTGTATATGTATATCGTATTTCTTTTGTTGATGCATTGTATATCATAAAGCCGTCATATGTTGCATCTTGCGTTGCGGTGAAACGAATCGGATTAACATAGAATCCAGACTGTGAAGCACTTAGATTATTTCCGGAAGCATTTAGTACAATGCTATTTGCAGCACCGGATTCAAATCCTGCTTTATTACCAATTGCAATCGAATTGACACCTATTGAAGTCGTATTTCCTTTACCTGCTTGATTACCAATTGCAACAGAATACTCACCTTGCGAACCGCCGGTATCATAACCCATCGCAATCGCATATTGTCCTTGATTAATACCAGAAGATCCACCGATTGCAATACCATTATAGCCTTGAGCACTTACTCCAGCATTCAAACCAATCGCGATTGCAACTTGACCTTGATTTTGATTACCTGCACCATAACCTATCGCGATACCGTAAGCACCTTGAGTATTGTAACCAGCAGATTCACCAATCGCAACTGCTTGTGCACCTTGACCTAGAGTACCAGCAAATTCTCCAAATGCAACAGCACTGTCTGCTGTATCTTTTATAATTGCACCATTTGCAAGAAGAATACTTGTTGCGTTTGTGGTGATTTGACCGCTGCTCTCTAAAGTGAAATTATAGTTACCATTTACAAGAGCAGTGATCGAAGTATTTGTAACTCCAGATACTCTGCCATAATTATCTACTGTTATGACTGGAACATGAGTCGTGTTTCCATATGTTCCGGCTGAACTTGTATTTGAGAGTTCACCTAGAGCACCGCTACCATTACCAACTAAAATTGAACCTGTTGTAAACGATGATTGACCTGTACCTCCGTTTCCAACAGACAAATCATTCGTCAGTGTTAATGTACCAATCGTTGCTTCTGTAAAACTTCCAACGTTAGAAGAAACTAATTTACCGATTAAGTTCGCATGAACATTAGCATAAACTAAAGATGGATTCGCTAAATTGAGTGTGTTAGTAACAAATTCTTCATTATAACCAGTAAAAATGTAAGCGTCATTTGTTGCTGCTTTACGAACAATACCAAAATGATTATTTGAGCCTGACTCATTATAATGACCAACGAAGCCTATATCAACAATGTCCGATGTGGTATTATTTGCCGCAAGGAAAATAACAGGGTCAGTAACATTCAATGATTGTACACCGATTGATGTTACATTGCCGGAAATAGTTAAGTTGCCTGTGAGACTTAGATCACCAGAAATTGTTTGGTTACCAGTCGTTCTAATAACCGTATTATCAACATCAATTTTAATTGTATCTGTAGGATCAATAGAGGTTGTGATTCCGTCACCGCCAGCAACAGTTAATGTTTCCGTTAGCAACGAAATTGTATTGATGCCTGTATCAGCAGCAATACTTAAATTTGTAGAAATACTGACATTTGCAGCATAACTAATACGTCCTTTTGTATCTACAGTAAAGACTGGAACATTAGCTGTTCCACCGTATGTTCCAGATGAAACTCCAGTTGTTTTCAGATTACCTTGGAGAACAACATTTGATGTTCCATTGAAACTGACAGCAGCAGAATCTACATCAGAACCATCAATACTGAAATTTCTTCCATTTAATAAAGATGTGGCAGTATCAGCATTACCTTTAAAACCATTCGCTGTAACAAAATTGAAAGAAACATTCCCCGCAAGGTCTCTTAGTGCAATGGTATTAGCAGTTGGTGAAGCAGTTGCATTATCGATTCTTGTGGTATACGATTTACCACCGATGGCAACGACACCAGAACCATCATCAATCCAAAGTACCCCAGATACATTAGAATATGCGGGTTCTGCAACATTTAATGTAGGGGGTTGGGAAGTTACATTCGAATATTTTAGCTGGATTACGGTGTTTGCCATTTTTTTACCCTATTGAGTTATTATTGTATTTATCCCTAAAACGAACCACCATTTATGGAACGAATAGCCACTTGTGTAAGAGGTTGATTGGTAAATTTTTGTTGTGCCGCATCATAAGCAACCACATCACCATTTTGTAGTTCTGAAACGGAAGTGTCGGCCAGCTCAGTAAAAGCAACATTAGGTTTTGGTTTAAACCTAGGGTCTGCTATGACAGTTCTATTCTGAGAAGAAACAGTTACTTTTAGAGACATTATACTATTTTCCTTTTTATTTATAGTATTAATTATCTTGTAACCGAAGGTAATACCGTCACTATTCCCTCAACCACTCTCGTAACAACATTTGTTGGAGAGGTAATGATAACATCATAAACATATCTTCCTGGAGTTAAATTAGCAGTGTTTGCAGCCGACATCGACAATGTTATTTCACCATTAGCTGTTCCTGTTACCGTAGAAACTATGGTCGTTGATGATGTGGAATAGTAAGATTTACGCATTTGAGAACCAGAAGTGTATGCGTAAAGATTGATTGCTTGACCATTCGAATCCTCAACATTTAACAGGCTACTAAAAGTAGCACCCTGCTCTATTACTAACTCGGAAAAGGCTGCCAAAATTTACTCCTTAAATTTTCTTTTTAATATCTTCAATTTCCGATTTCAATTCTTTAATTGCTTCAATCAATAAAGGAATCATTCTGTCATATTTAACTGTCAAGAACTGACTTCCGATTGGAGCTGGAACAACAACTTCTGGAAGAACTTTCTGAACTTCCTGAGCGGAAACACCAACCTGAACAGAATCATCATATCCCAAAGACTTAGCTAAATCATTTGGTTGATAGTAGAAACCTGCAATTTGTGTTATCTTATCAAGAGCGTTTTCAATATTACCTAATTTATCTTTAAGTTTATCATCAGAGTATCCAGAAGTAATATCTCCTGTTGCACGAATTTCACCAGTAGTTCCAGATGCTGCGGTTCCAACACCCAAAGAATTTAACTGTTGATCCGTCGATGTGCTTAAAGAAACTGAAGTGTTTGTAACACTAGTAATTCTTCCATATGTGTCAACAACAATTACAGGAACTTGTGTTCCTGAACCATGCGTTGCTGCTGTTACACCAGAAGTGGCGAGAGATATTGTTACTGCACCAGTTGATTCGGATGCATTAATTGGAGAACTTCCGCTAATCGAATCTACTTTTGTTCCTGTCAAATAGGTATTCGTATCATTGGTCAATATACCGCCAGCACCCAGTTTCACAAATCCTGAAGTTCCAACGCCAGGTAGTTTAACTGCTGTTCCAGATTTACCTATGATAACGTCTGTAGTGTTTGCAAAATCTCCATCCGAACCTGTGTCTCTTGTTCCAATGAAAATTGAACCGTTTGATGTCGATAATCCTAAAGATGTGGTACATATACCACCATCGATATAAATGTTACCTCCATCAGCACTTGATGTTCCCGCACGACCACGACCACCGATTATTGCTACATTTCCACCAAAACCTTGAGTGCCGGCGCCGTTTCCACCTCGTATAACAATTCTTCCTCCACGAATGCTTGGTCCTGCGGATCCGGTTGCACCCAAAAGTGTAAGCTCTGCGACCGAAGAAGAAGATAGTGGACCTCCTGCAACACGACCCGGTTGTATTGTTATTGGTGCTCCTCCCGATCCGGTGCCAATAGCAAGACCAGCAGACGAACCTTGAGTTGTTATGAGAGGTTCTGTATCTACAAGAGTTAATGCTGTCACACCGCTGAGTGCCTGATTGGCTGAACTTGATTGTGCTGTTGTAGTTCCAATAAATCTTGCACCTAATCTCGAATCATTTCCTTCACATATTGTTCCTGCTGAAGATCCGAAATTCGCCGCTATTGTTCCGCTACTTGTTATTGTTCCACCAGTTAATCCGGTGCCTGCCGCTACGGAAGTAACTGTTCCTGTGGTTGAACTTGTTCCAGCACCAATCGCAGTTCTAAAATCAGCAGCATTTAAAGAAGATACACTATTATCTGCATTGAATCTTGGGAACGTAATCGCACCAGGATTAGCTAATATAAATAAATTAGAACCTATTGTTGTTGCACCTAATGATGTTCTTCCTGTGGCAGCAACCAAACCTGTACTTCCACCGTCCCATCTTAATCTCTCATTGCTGGCGGTAGTTGCAAGATCGTATGCAGTTTTGACTGAATTAGGTGTTGCTGCTGTTGTTGTACTTGTACTAGAAACGGAATCTGTAAGAGAAACTATACCTGTTACTGATGTTGTTGCTGCACGAATTGCAGTGTTCGTTACAGAAGTTACACGACCTTTAGAATCGACTATAAAAACAGGAACGTTTGCGTCGTTGCCATGTGTCGCTGCGACTAATCCAGAAACATCAGCCAATCTAGTAGCAGATAAAGTTCCCGCAGTAATATTTGAAGCATTAGTTGTATCTGTTGTTGCTGAAGCAACAAGACCTGAAACTGCACCAGAAGAAATTGCAATATTAGTTGCGGTCACACCCGTAATATGACCAGTATTCGTAACAGTAAATACAGGAACTTGACTTGCTGAACCATGTGATCCAACTACAACACCTGAATTTGCATGGTAAAATAAACCAGTTGCTAATTGATATTGAATTGGTTGTGTAGTATTAGCAGTCGTGCTTACTGATGTATTTGATGCCGATACGTTGTTTCTAACTCTTGCGGCAGTAAAATAAAGATTAGTTCCCTCAGCCAAATTCGTGGTACTTTTTCCACTAAATGCAGTATCAAATCTTGCTTGGGTGTAGTAGAGATTTGTACCTTCAGCCAAATATGTTGTACTATTAGCTAATCTAAATTCATTTCCAGATAAACCATTATTTGCTACCCAAAAATCTCCAGTTTCATTCCAGCGGATATAAACGTTAGTATTTGCTCCTCTATTGATCAGTATACCAGCATCTTGTGTTGCTTGGGTGTTTGTTGGTAAATTAGAGTTTAAAACAATTTCGTTATCAGCAAGATTAATTTCTTCCGTGTTTATTGTCGTAACGGTTCCACTTACAGTTAAATTTCCACTGATTGTTAAATCAGTGGAAATTGTTCCTCCAGTTTTAGGCAAGAAAGTTGTATCAGCATAATTTCTCAAATTAGTATTAGCAGTAACAATATCCGCTCTGGCAGCTATTAATGCAGCACCGGTGTTTGCCTGTGCAGTAGCAGTATCAGCAATTCTAGCAGCACCAACATTAACTTGATAAGCGTTTGTGACTGATATTAAACCAGCACCAACGTTAGCTTGAGCAGCAGCAGTATCAACAATTCTAGCGGCACCAACATTAACTTGATAAGCGTTAGTAACGGCAATATCCCCAGCACCAACGTTAGCTTGACTGTTCAATACGGCAGTTCTGAGTGCTCTAGAAGTTGCAATGTTGGTGGAACTATCTAAAGAAGTGCTATCACTTAATGCATTAGCAGTAAGTGCTCTAGAATATGCAGTGGCATCATTAAGATTTGATACATCTCTGAATTCCCAAACTCTACTAGCTTCATTCCAACGGATATCTGCATCTTTATTGTCTTGATCGAAAGTTAATGTTCTTCCGTTATTGGTAAAGTTTATTGGTGTCGAAGAAGCTGGAGATGCAGGATTGTAACCAGCAGCAGTTGATATTCTAAAGAAATTCGCATTTGTACCACCAACTGCAACCGCTCCTGTTCCGTCCAAAACAAGAACACGATATATCGTATTATTTGATAGACCTGTTATAGGTGAACCGACATTATCCGGGCTGATATTAGTAAACATAACATTCTGTCCCATGGAAAATCCATGACCAGACATGTTAATGGTGTCTCTTGTTCCGTCTAATACTGCGGTCGCGTTTACTCTATTAATAGTAATATAATCAAAACCAGCACCAACAGATTGTTTTGTTGTTGCCATCAGTTTAATTCTATTCGTATCAACTAATTGTTGCCCAGTTATGGTGAAGTCTCCACCAACTGTAACTCCACCAGTGATCGTTAATGAACCATCTATTGTTTGTGCTGTTGAAACTAATTTCACATGATTAGCAAAAGCAGCAATGTTAGCTGAACCAACGTTAGCTTGAGCAGCAGCAGTATCGACAATTCTAGCAGCACCAACGTTTGTTTGATATGCATTTGTAACTATTATTAAACCAGCACCAGTGTTTGCCTGTGCAGCAGCAGTATCAGCAATTCTAGCAGCACCAACGTTTGCTTGCCCATTTAAAACTGCAGTTCTAACACTTGCTGGAACCGCAGCAGTGGTAGTGCTCGTGCTTGAAACTGAATCTTCAAGTTGTACGATACCTGTTACGCTTGTCGTTGCTACTCTAATATTGGTATTTGTAACTGAAGATATGTGACCCTTATCTTCTACTACAAAAACAGGAATCTGAACACTCGATCCATGAGTAGCCGCAACCACTCCAGAGGTATCATGAGATACAGATAAAGCTCCAGTAGTTGCATTCAATGTTGCAGTTATCGGTGTAGTACCTGAAGAAGTTCTGGCTACTCTGTTGCCGTTATCATAAACTGAAGAAGCATATAAATTTCCAGCCGAAAGATTGCTTGTTATTCTAGCATTATCAGCTACTAAAGAACCTGAAGCAACAAAATGAGCACCAGTTGTGTTAGCGGTAATTCTAGCACTATCGGCTACTAAAGAACCTGAAGCAACAAAATGAGAACCAGTAGTGTTAGCTGCGATTCTAGCATTATCGGCTACCAAAGAATTAGAAGCGACAAAATTACTTGCGGTTGCATTCGCTGTGACTCTAGAATTATCTGCTACCAAAGAACCTGAAGCTATGAAATGAGCACCAGTAGTGTTGGCGGCGATTCTTGCGTTATCGGCAACTATCGAGTTTGTAGCAGTAATACTTGATACATTAGCGTTACCAGAAATTCTAGCGTTAGTTGCATTTATTGTTACTGCCGTTGTTTCACTGAATGTTGCATTTGCTGTAATTCTAGCATTATCGGCTACCAAAGAACCTGAAGCAACAAAATGAGCACCAGTTGTGTTAGCGGTAATTCTAGCATTATCTGCAACCAAAGAGTTGGAAGCCACAAAATTGTTTGCGGTTGCATTTGCTGTAATTCTAGCACTATCAGAAACCAAAGAGCCTGAGGCTACGAAATGAGAACCAGTTGTATTAGCAGCAATTCTAGCATTATCGGCTACCAAAGAACCTGAGGCTATAAAATGGGCACCTGTTGTATTTGCTGTAATTCTAGCACTATCAGCAACTAAAGAGTTTGTCGCTATAAAGTCTGTTGCATGTACGTTTGCTGATACACCAACACCACCTTCGACAATTAATGAACCTGTTGTTTTTGATGATGAAACTAGACCACTACCTAATCTTAAATTGCCAGTGATGTTGGAATTACCTTGGACAGTTAATGATCCGTTAGCACCACCATTTGCTGTATTTGCTGCATAAATGTATAGATTTCCAGCACTATTGGACGCAAGACTTCCCAAAGAAAGTAAAACAGTGTTATTAACTGCACCGGCAGCATCACCTTTAACTGTAACATTTCCAGAAATGAATGCTGATTTTGATACTCCAACACCACCGTATATTATTGCAGCACCAGAAATATTTGAAGAAGTTTCCGTTGTATCATTAACTCTTAGTGATCCAGTCGATGTTGCATTCGCAGTTGTTAAATTGCCAGCAGTTGTATTCCCAGTAATTATGGCAATACTATCAACAAGTAAATTACCACTCTGCGTAGTTCCAGATACAGTTACATTAACATTTGCAACAATATTATTTGTTCTTACATTTTGAGTTACTTGTAAATTCGTATTTACGGTTGCATTGTTTGCAACAAAAAGAGCAGTTCCAACTCCGTAGATAAAGACATTTGCACCTACAGTTAAATTACCAGTGGCAATTTCTCTAGAACCTAATTCAACATTTCTACCTATTGTTACAGTGTTTGAAAGAAGAACATTATTAGCAACTGTAAGTGATGTTCCCTGAGCGGTTATTGATAACGCTCCAGTATTAGAAATCGTCAGGGTACCTGATGTCTTATTAAAATTACCCGTTTCGATGTTATTAATTGCATTAGCTGATTGATTGGTCTGAATTCTCCATTCATCAACTGTGTTTATTCTAGTGATATTATTAATAGGCATTATTGTTTACTCTGTTTCAGCAAGGAGTTTAAAAGTTCTTTTATGTCTTTCATGTCGTTAGAAAGCTCATCGACTTTACTTTTAAGATTATTTATCTCATCATTTTTGCCGTTAATTCTCTGAGCTAACTTTTTTCTCGCTTCATTTTCAAGAAGAGCATTTTGCCCAGTCATTAATAATGCATTAGTTGATACATCTTTTACAAAATTTGTACCTTCAACTTTTAGCTTCATCGATTACTCCGCAGGTGTTGCAATAATACGTAAATCTCTTACACTGGGTGGAATCGCTGGGTCTGTAGAGGTGAGAACAATTTTTATAGCAAAGGTTTTGAAACTATCATAAGTCACACCATTTGATCCTGTGTAAGTTACTTGATTTACCGTAGCTGAAGGGCGATATTCATATTCTCTATAAGTTGTTAAATCTGGCGAAGGAGTTGTTGTTGGATTGATACAAACCATCTTTTCATAAGGTCTATCTGCGAATTCTGTTCCATCCGAATCTGAAAGAACTTTATAGTAGACTGACACCTCAGAAATACCAGGTTTGTTTGCAGACAAGAACACACGTAAATCTCCAGCATCATAACCATCTGCCAATTTGATAGGCTTAGTGATGTATCTTGCAAGGCAAGGACCACCAGAAGAATCAAACTCGCTATTCAGTACGATTGTAGCTGGAGTAGTTGGATGTGTATAATATGAAATTGTGAAATCATCCAAATAACCAGACCCAGAAGAAGTGACATAGATTCCTACAACATTTCCATTCGCATCAACTGTGACGTTCGCATTCGCTCCAGAACCTGTGGAACTCGTTACCGAAATTAAATTAGCATTGCTGTATTTGGATCCTGGAGCAATAATTGTAAAATCATCTGAGGTAATTTCTCCATTGTCTAAGAAATTTTCCCAAACGTTCAAAAACAGACTTTCTTCGGAAATAATAGGAGATACAGCATCATTTGTCGTCGATATAGTCGCTTTTAATGTCCAATCATTCTTACTTCCAATTTTTTTGCGTCTATTTCCTACTGCGTAAATATCATCTTCCGCCATCATATATGTGACGTAAGGAGTAATTGGTCTATAAGTCGTTTCTTTCGAACCTGTTACTGGTGTGGTAACAATAGAGTAATTGAGATTTGTCACACCAGCAGAAGGAATAATAGAAGTTTCCATCAATTTAAATTTATCAACATAATATAAAGATGGAGTTGCCTGATTCTCGAAAGCATAAGTTGCTGAAGAAGTAGAGAAAACACAACGATTCAATCTAAACATCAAATCTTCATTCATGAACGGAACATATTCCATGGAATTTTGTGATTTGTAAAGTGTTCCGACATATGGTTGTTTATCAACAAATTCGTTGTTGGTTGTCGTTGAACCTTTTTCAGCACCCCAAATTGTATAATCATTTGAGTCTGTTAGAACAACAAATGCATACAGACCTGGTTTCAGATAAACTGGAAAATCAAATTTGAAGTTGGTTGCAGTCGCAGTTGTTGATACTGAAGGATTATCAGAAATGTTAATCTCACTAGGATACTTGACTACGACCGATTCTGGATACCAATAATCTGAGGAAGGTGCGCCATTAATAGTTGGTCTAATTTGAACGATAACTGGTATATTTTCATCATCCTTTGCTCTGAAAAATAAATCCATGCTATCCAAAAATAATCCATAAGGATACTTTTCAACATCAACGAAGAATGTTTGCGCTAGAGGATCTCTATTAACTGCGGTAAATACTGTACTTAATTCTCTAGTACCAATAATTTTCTCTGAAGTGAGCGCACCAACAATTTTGCTATCCACATCAACATTCAAAACAGTATCAACTAATGTAGTTTTATTTACTGTAATGCCTGAAGATGTATAAACTTTATCTGCAAAAGAAATTGCATCTGCATCATAAGTGTTGTTGAATGATTCAGTTACACGGAAGTTTCTTTGCCCAGAACGGAAGGTTGCTTCAGGTATGTAAAGAGCGCCACCAATTTGACCTAATTTATTTGTGTTATTATTACCAAAACTGTAAACATATTCTTGCCCTGCATAAGCAGAAGCTCCGCTAACGGTTGCAACTTTAGTCGTTGTATTATAATTAATAACATTAAATGAGGCACCGACACCAATTTCATTATTTGATTTGTGTATTAAGTATAATGTATTGCTAGAAATATTATAAGATGGAGCATCTGAAGCGAGAGTAATTTCTGTGGCTGTAATTCCTCTTGTAACTCCGGAGCGATGATCATTTACACTAGAGATAGAATAAACATTTCCTGAGTCTACACCGTATACGAATTTGCCTGATAAGTTTATTGTAGCATTTTCGTTTATGATTGAAACATTAGCAGAACCAATTTCACTCATAACGATTGTGCCGGTTTTAAATGATGATCCTCCGGCGACTAAACTTGCTACATTAGCAACCAAATCTGCATAGGTATTGGCTATCAGGATAGTTTCACCATTTGTTAATCTTGTGTTCACATTTAATGTGACTCTGTTGGGAACAACAACATATTTGTTAACATCAACATCATCAAAGAAAGAATACATTCTTGTTGATGGTCTTAAACCAACCGAAGAGAAAACAATTCTCTTTGGTTTCATATAAGGCTGAATTGCTAAATCTGTAACAAAAGTTCCAACATCAACTTGTGAAGAAGAAGTTGATATTTGTTTTTGTGAAAACTCTGTTCCAGCTTTAGCAAAAGTTAATTCATTAGTCGTTGTCAAGAAACCAAAGCCTTGTGATTTCCAACCTACATCACTAACTATTGTTTGATTTCTAGTCTGGTACCATTTACTATCAATTATTTGAGCAAACGGACTATTTTTATCATCTCTCCATTGAGGTACATTATCTGAAATATATTTAAATGCTTGATTAACAAAATTAAATGCGTTTTCTACCCCTTGTGTTGAATTTAAAGTTACCTTAGCAGTAACTCCAGTATCAACATCACCTGTAAATTCAGGAAATAATTTCGTTACACCTTTAAAGTTTGCAAAAAGTGCTTGTGCAACAGGAATGGATTTAGTAAAATATTGTTGTTGAGCAAAATTAGAAGATGTATAAGAAAGAATGTGTGCTTTCTTTGATCCTGTTCCTATAGTTTTAGTTGAACCAGTAAATGAAGAAGTAATTGCTTGTAATTTTACAGTTCTCATTAGTGAAGCAGGATATAATGTTCCATTATCAAGAAGATTTCTATTATCGAAAGTAGTTGTATCCTGAACTAATTCTTTATTTGTAAAATTATCAACAAGTATACCATACTTCGCTCTTTCTAATCCATTGTTGTCCAATATCTTAGCGTCTGCGGCACTCTTCTCAAGTGCGTTTAAAGAAACATAATATTCTAGACCACGAATTCTATCTTCAAAGTTTTGAATGTCCTGCATTGTATAACGACGATTATTCTTGAAATCTGCACGAATATCTTTTACATTTTCGGTATACGCAGGAATAGTCAAAGTATAAATCAACATATCTTTTACATCAACCACTGGAGGAAGAGGTTGTACGGCAGCCTGCCCCTTAACAACAGCAAACTCTCCTCCTGATTTTACAATAACTCTATCGATTCTCGGCAGATAATAATCATATGACATCTCAATGTTTTCTAATGGTTCTGGATTTAAAGCACCTGATAGTGTTGTTCCGCCAATAGCTTTGTATGGTCTGAAATCAAATGCCGATCTTAAACTTAGAATGTTATTGTTTTCTTTATCATTAAATGAAGGAATGTCATCATAATTAATATTAGAACCTTGTGCATAAGAATCTACAGTAAATAAGCCGCTAAAAACTGTTAGTTGTTTAAAGTAACGGTACTGAACAAAAATTCTTCCGGTTGGTGCAGAAAATCCTCTTTTCAATTTAATAGTTGCATGATCATAGTGTGTTTTTCTTTGACCAGTATCAAATTCATATCTTTCTGTGACATCATACGCTGTATTTGTAAGCATTGCAGAAGTCACATTTGATGTTGTATTTTTAGAATCAAATATGCCGACAATTTCATAAACATCAGGAACTTGTAAACTAACAACTTTTCCTGGCGTTCTCAGATCGGTTAGAATTGATGATTCTGTGAAGTTTGTTGCACCAATACTTTTGAAAACCATTCCTCCGGCAAAACTAGTAGTTTCACCAGAAGTATTTGCCGAATAGAGAACATCCGTACCTTGTGTTCCAGAAGTATTCATCTCATAAGGGATTAAATCATGAAGAGTGTCACTTATAGGAACTAATTGCTTTTTCTTTGTTACACCTGTTGTGGCATTTTCGGCATTGTTTATTTTTGTTGTCACCAATAAATCAACTCTTATAGTATCTTCCGTTTTCAAATCTACTTCGAAGGAGTTAGTACCAATAGATGTGACTGTAAAGTTATCATTCGAAAGGGCTAAAACAGTATTTGCAGTTATTCCTAATTGAGCATTGCTTGTGCTATCAGAGCGAACAAAACAGATAATATTATCTCGTATTAAAGAATCTGAAATTACGCCACTTCCTGGAGAGAATGCAAAAGTATCAGGAGAGGTTGCAGTAACAGTAAATTTGCCTGTAGCGGCAACTGTCACACCAGAATATTTCTTTCTAACATAAAAATCCATATCAGAAATCGTATTCGCTTTAATTGCGGTTTGTCTTGGGTTAAATATCAACGAAGCTCTAGCTTGTTCATTAATTGATGCGAATCCAGTGGACGTCGATTTAGAATCGGCATCAATATTTCCCGCAAATGCAATATAAAGCCCACCATTTGCGACTAAAGATTCTGCCGCTGTGAAGTCTGATTCAATACTAAATGTGTTCGACGCTGGAATAAAAGGTAAAGAAGATGAAAGATTTAATGTTACAGTATTTGAACTTGTAATCAATATTGGTGAAAGACTAGAACCACCAGAATCAGTGATTCTAAAATACATGTTAGCATAAGCATTAGTTGTAAGTGTCGAACTAAATGTGGTAGGAATAGCAATCGTTGTTGGTGAACTTCCGCTTGCTGCTAATGTACCCGTAACAGGAACATTATTGGCACCAAAAAGATACGTCGTGAATGTATGTGTATTTCCGTTAGATGAATCTGTCGAATCATTGTAACGAATCATATGAGCATAAACCGTACCAATTTTTGTGGAGTTATATTTTGGTGCAGTTGTTATCTGTATACTTCCATGTGCAACGCAATGAATATCAAGTTGAGGAAAAGTTGTGATGTCTAATGTGCCACGAACATTTGCTAATACAACACTTGATTCATAGTTTGTTGGAAGGTCGAAATCATTTACATTTGCAACTTCTCTTGCTCTATCAACTTTAATTCTAGTTGGAGCTATAGTTTGAAATTCATAACCTCCAACATAAGCTTTACCTGGATCCAACACTACATCAAATTTACCATTAGCTTGATCACCTTCTTCTAGAGAAATAACAAAAGGATCGACCGTGTAGTTGCCTGATTCATCATATGTTCTTCTAGCTAAAGTTTTCTCAATTTCACTATAAATTGGATATTCTATCTCTTTTGTTTTAACGTCTTCAACAAGTCGTATAATTTCAAAAAATGTTGAAGTATCGGCTGAATCCAGAGTTCTCTTTGAAAGAGTTGTTGTAACTTGAAAACGATTTGCGCCGGGAGCTTGATAGTTAAATGAGCCTTGTGCAGGATCTAACAGTGAAGTATCATCAATTTCATCTACAATATTTTCTTCAAACTCAATACCAATCTTGTAAGAGGGTAAGACATTGACTGTTGAACTAGATCCAATTCGATAAAAAGATTCAATAATTAAAAATTGAGGAACAACTTTAACAAATTGACCTTTAAAATAATAAACACCTTCTTGTATGCTTGCAACAAAAGAACCTCCTGTTGCATTTGTTCCTCTTAATACCGCAAAAATATCTTGTCCAAAAACTCGAAGCTCATCACCCTCTGCAAATTTCTCTCCACTTAAATACTTAATAACGAGAATTGATAACCCTCCAGTGGTGTCTGTTGCTATAACTTTAGCTCTAACCAATTTGGAACTATTATATGAGACAATAGTTTTATCACGGAAATCATTTAAGTCAATATCTACACCACTATATTGATTTTGCAAAATAATATAGTTAGCTTTTCTATCTAAAGAAATTCTTCCACCAATAATAGGGCTGCCACTCTTAAAAATGTGATTGCCGAACTTTTCTATTTGATTAGATAAAATAGTTTGTAATTGAGTCAATTCTCTAGCCTGAACAGCATATCCAGGTCTAAATAGAACCCTTAAAAAATTCTTATCTTCATCAAAATCGTCGTAGTATGGGTCGTAATTGAAAAGCGTAGTCATTTATTCCTCGTTAGAAACTCAATATGAAACGGATTCTTTCCGTTTGTGAGGGGTCTCTTGTTACAGGCAATTTATCTGATATGTATAAAACTTTTCCAGAGTATAATTCGAGAGAAGGATTTGTTACAGAGTTAACAACTCGAATCGCACCTGAAGATATGCCTTTAATTGATTGATTTACACCTAAGGTGCCTTTTACATTATTCAAGTATAAGAAATTTTCTACATCATCAAACGATATAACATCTGCGGTAAAAGTGCTCGTAGAAATGTCTGTTCCTTGATAAACGACTTCATCCGAAGAGAAGTCTCCAACTCCAGGAGAAACTTTAACTTTCGTATATAAACTATAGGTATTACTTGTAGCTAAGGTTGTGGTTCCTCTTAAATAAGGATTTTGAATCAGTGTTATTTCTCTGAAATCATTGTTGGTGGGTATTAACCCAGATTCATCTTCTTCAAAGTCAACGTTGAATAATATTGTAGAAGCTCGCAACTCATAAACAGGATCATAACCATGACCATCGACAGGAGATATTGAAACTGTAGCAGCAGCATCAGAACCAGAACCACCAGCAACATCTTGAAAGCTCAAGTTCGCATAAGTGTAATTTGTTCCTCTATTTTGTATAATAATGTTAACAACTTTTCCATCCGAAACATTTGCTTTTAATACAGCACCAGTTCCGTCACCCGATATGTTTATGATGGACTGTGTTGCACCATTAGTATAATTATTTCCAGAATTTGTTATATGTACAATATCAATTGAACCGGGTTCGGCTGCTGCTCTAACGAATTTATTAAAAACTGTAGGCATCCATTCTTCAGTCAAAAACTTTTGTTTTTGAATCGAGGTTAGAGTGAACATATATTTCCATTTATAACCGTCTTCTGTCTGAACGAAAGGCTCTTCTAATGAAGTTGTGAAAAGGCTGAGTTCGGGTTCACTTGTAGATAAAGCTCCAGAATTGTTGGATAAACATTTAAAAACTTGATCTTTGGATGTTAGAACATAAAAATTAGTATTTGATGTATACGTATTATAAATTGTACTATTAGCCCAATTTATTCTTGGAGCAACGAGAGAAGCATTCTCAATGGAAAGTCTTTTAGCAGCAATTGCCGTTTTATAAACATCATTTAGATAGGTTATAGTGTCAGAAGGAGTTCCTGCAACTTCAGTGCCAGCATTCCATCTTAATTGTTTACCCATTAAAGCATAGACATAAGATTTTCTTGGCGCAGGAAGGTAAGAATTTGCTCCAACCTCTAATAGGTTGTAAACTTGTTTTGCAAGTAAAATCTTGAAGTTTTCTGTTATTATAGATGACATAGTATTATTTATCTAACTTTTTGTATGGTAGCGAAAAGATTACTTCCGTTAGCTTTAAATGTTGTTGTCGTTATTATTGTATTAGCATTTACAGAATTAGCTTTTGCATATTCAACCAAAACAACATTAGCATTTACTTGTGTGGAAGAGACATTTAATATTGAACTTACGATTGCAACATTAGCATTTGTAACTTCTCTAACTGTAACTGTGTTTCCGGTGGAAAGATATAGTGTATCTCCTTCTTGAAAATCATTCAAGAAATTAGCAGTTCCTTGATACGAAATAATTATATTTGAACCTGTTGAGACATTAACCGTACCAACAAGTCTCCTATGAACATTTGACAATAAGATAATATCACCAACATTTACGGTAGTTATCAGATTTGCAGATACATTTGTCGTTGTAATTGTATTTGATGATGCTGCAATATTATAAGTATCTGAAAGGTCATTTATTGTAATGTATTTTGTCTCATCTGTCGTTGTAATGATTTCTTTATTTTCATCTGTTTTAAAGGTAAATGTTTTTGTTCCTATTGGATGAACAATTTCATTTAAAGGTTTTTTGAATGTAGCATAATCTTTAGTCGATTTAATAACGTAAGAGAAGTTATGGTATTTTTCACCATCTTGCAATCTCTTGTCTGAACTCACTTGACCGTCAGTGTTTAAATAAATTCCTGGATATCTAATCAATCCATTTTCAAATTTTGCAGTTGCTTTTGCGTTTCCATCTCCGTAGAAAGTTGAGGAAACCACTGTTGCTGAAACAGCATTCAATGCAATAGAGCTATCATATTTTATTAATAGACTATTATTTAAAGTTCCGACATAATCAAATATTCTTAAAACACCAGTGTCCGGGTCATAGCTATCAACACTCGCTTTGAATGAGAAGTTGGTATTCGAAGTTCCTTGGTATATAATAGTGTTTGAAACAAACAATTGCCCAGATGTAACTCCAGTAACATTTAGGTCCGCATTTCTCAAAGAAACATACGGAGCCGAAACATAATCATATCCATAACTTATAACTCGTATTGAAGAAACAGCACCGATCCTTGAAGTTGTCAATCCATAAGACTCACCATCGCCTGCAATTTCTGAAACTGTTAGATTTGCTCCAGCACCGGCAGCAGACTGAACAGTGATGGCTGGTAATGAATCTCTTTTATAACCCTCACCACCAATAACATACGCATCTTGAGAATGATTGTTAATCGTAACTGAAGTTATTACTCCAGCAGAAACGTTTACATAACCATTAGCACCATAACCAGAGCCTCCGGTAAAAATTAGAATATCACCATTCGCATATCCTGTTCCGCCATTATTAACATCAATTCTACCTATTGAACCTATATTATATAAATCATTTCGATTTATTTTATATACCGAAACGCCTATATCCGAAAGACTTCTAGGAATGTCATTCTGAAAATTATCAGAAAAATAAATTCTGTTAGTATCCACATAGGTAATAATCTTAACTTCTTCATAAAGGTTTGGTATAAACAACCTTACATAATCTCCTGTTTCCAATGAAAGAGTTAAATCTTGACTTGTATCTTCTATATAATTTGTATTTTTTATTATTCTTCTGGATGACATTATCAATGAATCTGATAAATCTTCATTGTAAAAACTGTAAGTTTCTACCGTGGGTCTTGATCGGTATCCACCCCCAGAACCATCTATTGTAATAAAGGATATTGGATGAACATTAAATGCAGAATAAGTTGAAATGTTTTCTATTGTAGTTGAACGTATTCTAGAAATAGTTCTGCCTGCTTTTTTTAGAGTTAAACCAGACTCGGTTGTGGAAAAAACAGTATTTGTTCTTATCTGTGTAGTTGAGTTTATCTGATTTACTTCAGTAAGATAAGATCCAACATAAATTGCATCACCAACTGACAATTCAGTTGTAAATAAAGTTCCTGTTCCCGTAACAATATTGCTGGAAGGAGATATTGCTCCGGTTCCAGTTAATGTTGTATTAGATCCCAATCCATCTAGAGTTGATATAGCCATGTTAGAAACATTTATAAGTCTGACAGTATCTCCATCAATCAGACCAATAGATGCTTTAGCTTCCGAACCGAAAGGAGAATTTTCAAATCCTCCTTTGAAATCTACAATTGAAGAATTAGGATAATCTATAGAACTTCTAAACCCGAATCCTCCATCTAAAACAAATATATCAGAAATGCCACCTTTTGTGGTGTCTCCCACATAAGCTATGGCGCCGATAGGATTAGCTGAGTTGGCATTTAAACCTCCAACAATACTAACTGGATCTCCGTTATATCCAATGTCGGCATCAAAACCATTATAGAAGAGACCTCTGTTTGTAGGATTAATTTTTATTTCAGAAAGAGAACCAATAAGCTTACCTGTTACAGTAACGTTTGTTTCTGAATTTTCATCATAATAGGTTGCACTTAAAGTTTCTCCTGTCTGAAATAATCGTTCAACATTACTTACATAAGCCTCAATGTAAGTAATACCTAACTGTCGATCTACCGATCTAATAACTTTTTCTACAACAGCACTAGATTTAGAAGACAACCCTGTTATTTTTGTTTTTGCGATATTGAAAATATTATTATCATTTGTATCAATACGCAACGCTAGAGGGAGAATCCATTTTCCATCTGAAGTTTTTAATATGTCTTCTTTTGGATAATATATGTCGATGTTGTCGTTGTAGAGAGCCTTAAATAAAAATTTTACTGATTGTGGTGTTCCGCTAGACTTATAAAAATTTGTTACTAATTTTAGAAACAATCTTTTATCATTAACAATATTTTGCGGAAAGTAAGGAGCTAGATCCTGTTTTAATTTTTCAATATAAAAAGAATCTGAGTAGTCAATATCATTAGAATCAACTAGTGCTTCAACAGCATAATTGACTCTATTAGTTTGCTCTAACCATTCATAATATTTTTCCAAAAATGTAACAAATTTTGGATATTCACCTCTTACAAAATCTGGTAATTGACTTTTTACCAGAGTAGAAAGTTTATAATTTTCCATCAGACTATTATAGTTTTAACGGTTACACTTGTTGGATCTGCTTCATCTAAAACCAGCATCTTATTTAATTTAGATTGAATAATGTTAATTTTAGGTTTTATATGTACTAATACATCACCAAAATCATTATTGATTGCTGTAGGTTTGAAATCGTTTATGTATATTCTTCCCAAAAAGTAGTCAATAGTTCCTGTAACACCATTATTTTTATTTTTATTGATAACAACTTTTGTACTTTGACTACTTATTGCATCTATTTTATAGTAAGAAATTCTAATCTGCCCAAATCTTCCCTCCAAAACAGCACTTGCTGCTGCGAGCACTCCGCCTCCTCCAGTTATCTGTATTGCTGCCGTTGTATAACCAATACCTGGAGTTAACACTTCAACCTTAGAAAGTTTACCGTTTACAATCACTGCTTTAGCTGTAGCTCCCTCGCCATCACCTACTATTGTCACTGTAGGTGTTGAAGTATATCCGTATCCTGGATTAGTTACAGTGATTCCCTCTAATCCCGTAAATGAAGAGGGAATTTCTTCAAAGAAACATTGACGAGAAACACCTTCTTCATCAACGACGGTAAAGTCTGGTGATGAGTAAAAGTTATCATTAGTTGTTCCTCGTGAAAGTTCGAATCCATAATCTAAAATATAATTATCTGCTTGACCCAACACTGGTCTGAATTTTTTAGCGACGAACAATTCAACTTCATTTGATATGATCGCTGGGCTGTAAGCATCGATAGTCGATTCAAGCCCCGAATATTTAAAGTAAGAATTAAATTTATTTAAGTTATTATTACAGTAGTTGGTTATTACAGTTTTTAGATTAGTTTTTATTTCAGAATCGGAAAGTGTAGTTTTACTTTTATCATAAAACACAGTTGTCTCAAGTTTTAAATAATTGTAATCGATATCTACAATTTCAGGAGTCACAGTCAAAATGCTGATAGGTTTCAAAATAGTGTTTGTAACAAATTCTTTTTCTGTATCCGTTATTTCAAATCCTAATTTAGGTTTGGCTGCAATAAAAACTTTTCCGTAAACTGGAGGGTCGTTTTCTTCACCACCCCAAACGTTAACCGCTTCGAAAGAGGGGTATTTTTGCTGGATCAATTTGATATAATCGTTCTTTGTAACTGCCCTATTTTGAGAGAGTAAATTTAATGGTGCGGCAAATTTTATCTGCTCAACAGTTTCTTTCTGAGATCCACCTGATGCTGCGCTTATAGAATTTACTGATATGGTTGAAAACCCACCTATAGCAGTCGTTGATGTGAAATTGTTGGATTTATTAGATGCGTTTCCATTTGTTATCAGATATTCCAGTGTTACAATACCACCATCGGGTATTTTTTTACCTATAACATCATCTCCAAAATACACATCATATTGCCCGTTTCTTCCCTCTTGTAAAAAATAAACTTCCGAATTAGAAGTTAAATTTAAAACATCATCCACTTTTTCATAAATTTCTGACTGAACATTAGCGACAGATTGTCTTACACTTACAGTGAGTTTTGAAGTATCTACTCTAGAATCGGGTATCGCAAATAATTGTCTAGGATTAGTCGTATAATCATTAGTATATGAAAATGTAACTAGTTGACCCTCATAAATCATCACATTATTAAATACAAAATTTGTTCCAGTTTTAGTTGTAGTGTATGCTTCCATCGTAACAAAACGATAAGAAATGCCATCTAAAACTGATGATAGAAAGACATATCCTTTTGGAATAGTTAAAGACCCTGGAATAGAATTGTCTGTTTGAACCGTAACATTAATTACCGCTCTAGGTGCAGTCGTTGAACGAGGAACATAACCAACTCTTTTAGCGTGTGAAACAACCGAATTTCTTAGAACAGCGGTGTCCATAAAAGATTCGTTGGCAATCATATTCAAGTAATAGGCATTGTAATGTGTATTATATGCCAAAACATCAAGAAGAATATTTAATCCTGACCCTTCAAAGTCATAGTCCTGAAACTCAGATTGCTGCTTTAAGAAGTTTCTTAAATTTGTTTTGATTGTATCGAAATCTAAATCTGTGACAATTAAACGATCAGTCATTTTATCTTTCTCTGTTTAGAAAAAATTGTATTACTATAGGCTCGGAAGAGTTATTAATAAGAAATGTCATTCCTATATTATATCCGTTATTTTCATAGTCCGGTGAGACTGCTACTTCCCTTAACTGTATTCTAGGCTCATAATTTGTTAATACTTGTGTTATTTCTCTCTGTAACAAATTAGTGGATATTGTGTCCATTGGTTCGAATAACATCTTTGAAACATTCGAACCGATTTCAGGTCTAAAAAGTCTCTCATAATGATTAGTTAAAATTAAATTTTTAACTGAATTAATGACCGCTAAGTCATCAACATGCTTATTCACATCCTTTTTTATAGGATGTGCGGTAAAAGACAAATCCAAGTCTTTATATTTTCTAGTTGTTTGTGCGACTATCGTTGCCATGTCTTATTTATTAGTTATTTGCCGAAAGTTTGTTTATGTAAGATTCAGTACCGATATAATTTTTAATCAAATAATCTTGTGTTGTTCCAACATCTTCCAACTTAGAAACCTTATCATAATCATTCAGCAATGACAATCCTTCTCTGTAAAAATTCCAGTCATGCTCTCTTCTTCCACCTATCAAAGTGTTTGCTGTTTGAATGCGTGAAAAAATAGCATTTACTGTTGTGGCAGAAATATTTGAATATACATTACTGACAACAAGTCTCGTGCTATTATTGATAGAATTAAAATCAGAAACAACTAATGTGTTCGTGTTTGCAATATCAGACTCGATGAATATGCTCGTCATCGATGCTAAAACGGGAGAAGCGTCTTCTCTGTCATCAGTTGCTTTTAACAGCATAACTAAATTACGACCTAAATCAATTACTTTTTCATAATCAGGATATTCCAAAACTATTTCGGTATTTTCAATTGCAGTCGGAGAACTCACATTTACACCAGAAACGTTATTAGTATGTGAAATGAATTGATCTATTTCTAGAATCAAATTGGCACTAAGAGAAACAACATTACTTGCAGGAGAAATTGCTTGTACATCATCATAAAATTCTATCGTTAGAATAACATTGCTTAGATTCTGTATACTTTGTTTTAATGCATTGGAAACGTTTAGAACAGGATTTCTATAGTAATTTGCAGAAGTTGCAACATTAGAGTTAGCTAAATCTGATATTTGCCAATCAGTCAAAACTATGGGTTGCGTATTTAAAAATTCTTTTGTTCCATTACTCAGATTGATTGCATCACCGAATTTCGTGGTGTCGAAATCGAAACCTAGTCTACCATAAAGTACATTAGCCGTTGCCATTTATTTTCTCAAATCATCTTTTTAAGTGGTGTTGAAGTTTTGCCTTTAGGTGCAATGTGCGTATGTAAATTGTATTGCAATCTCATTGTTGTCATTGTTCCTGTAGCATCTCTAACAACTGTTCCTATAATCAAAGGAGATTTAACTGCGGTGGCTGCATCGACTGTTAAAGGTGTTGCTACCGGTAATCCAAGAGCTAACCCACCAGACTCAGATACAAATCCTAAAGGTCCAGCAGTCACTTGTGTACCACCATTAACCTTTGTTATCGCAGTAAGCATATCGGCTGTAGCTGATCCAGCAACCAATAAATCACTATCGACGTATGTAATATCGCCTGCTCTCAAATTTATGACGCCATTTGGAAGAATTGAATTTGGATCTCCAGAATTTATAGAAGTATCACCTAAAGATTGGAACGTAGATTCTCCCACTACGGTTTGTATAAAATCTCCTCGCACCTCTCTGTAATAATTACCATCAACTCTCTCATACTTATCACCTTTCACATGAACGACCGAATCACCTTCGATAGTTATGTTGCAGACGCCTTTTATGAGAACATTATTTTTTCCTGCGACGATTTCATAATTATCACCTACAACTTTTGTTATCATATCCCCATTGGACTGCATTTCAAAAAATGTACCTACACCACCAGTTTTTGCACCACCATGTTGCAAGCGTATTCTTTCACGATTTTTAGAGTCATCCATTTCAAATGAATGCCCAGATTTCGTAACTGTCACATGACTATAAGGATAATCTGGAGGATTAGCATCATTAACCTCAGACTCCGGTTCTGTCCAAGAATAATCTTTTTCTGGTTTAGTAGCCATTTTTATATCTTAAATGTCCTAGAAGTTACTGATGATACAGTTTGTGCTGTTGCAGCAGCATTTGCAGCCGCAGCAGCGGCGTTGCTAGCAGTTTGCACAGCAGCACCCAATGTGTTTTGAATCTCTTTGGCTGCTTCAGTAAATGCAGATAAATCGGAAGAAGAACCTTGAGTTGAAAACAACTCAGAAAATCCTATCGCTAAAGAACGTCTCAAGTTTTCTAAGCAACCTACTAGAAGTGCTAACAGTTTTTCGGGTAGAGAAAGTATCCATTCAATCATTTGATTAACTTGTGCAACATAAGCATTGAAAATTTCAATCGCACTATTTACCTGTTTAAGAAACTTTTGTATTTGTTTTGCTTCCCTCGTTACAGCCTGTGCTATCTCTTTCAATCTAGCTGAAGTTCCGTCTGGGCTAAATCCTAATGCTTTCAATGCAGCGCGTATTCCCTCGCGAATAATTTTCATGAATTCACTAAACTTCAAACGAACCCACTCAGCAGCCCTCCTCATAGGCAAAGAAACATCACAAACATGTTCTCTTCTCTTATTATTTAATGAAATGGTACTTCCAACTACTGTATAGGCTAATCTGGGTCCTGTAGGTTTACTTTCTTCACTCAAAATAATATTCTGTGCATATTGAGGAAGTTTTTCTAACTGTTGAGGAGTTAATTCGTCGGTACCATTACCGTTTTTTAGACCATTAAATACTCCGTAAATTACAGGCTTTTGTGCATATCTTCCATCCATAAAAAAGCCAACAACCCAATCACCATGATTCACATCTAGACTTGATTGTCTTTGATTAACAGGAAGAATAGGTTCTGCCCAAGGTAAATGCTCTTTTGGCATCACGGTAGGATCCAATGAATGAAAACCGAAACATCTAACTTTCATTCTTCCTAGTTTCAGTGGATCATCAATATCAACTACAACACCAACAAACCATGTGAACCAATTAAGACCAGAAAAACTAGGATCTAAATTTTGTGCGTTATACATTAAGAATATACCTCTAAAGCAGCAGTTTGCGCTTGTGTATTTAAGTACATAGAATCTCTATTATTTGAATCTGTAGCAACTTCAATTATGGTTTCATGTTTCTGATAACTTATAATATGCCTTGTTGCAATGATTAAATATTTGCCACTTAATGATAAATCTTCGGTAGATTCATCCTGAGATTTTTCACTTCTTTTAGGAATCAAAAGATTTGCAGTTAAACCAGAAGACAAATCAAAATTGCCAGGCATAGTGACTCTAATTCTTCTTGACACTAAGTTTCTATATAGTGCTTCTCTTTGTATCAGATAATTGTAATTGTCATCTTCAACATCAATTGAAAAAGGATCATTTTCCCTAACGTAATCACTCTTAGAACTTAAAACAGATGTTGGATAAAATACAACTCTCGAATCAAACATTTTCGTATTTTCAAATCCTGCCCTATTTTTTATTATTCCCACATGAGGAGTTTTATTTGCATGTTCGCTTAATGAATAAGTTGAATTAAAATCTACGTATTTTTTAACTATCGCTCTATTCGTGACATCAAATCCCAAATAAGTTCCAGCATAAAGACCTGATGTTATATTTTTGTTCAAATCAAATTGTGAAATAATATCATAGTCTCTAGCACCCATCAATTCATATCGATCATCTGATAAATTTTTTGGCTGAAAATTAATAAAGAATTTTTCAGGTCTTGCAAGCATAGTAGATAAAGTTACGAAATTGTAACCTTCTCTATTTTCAAAAAATATAAAAGTGGGTGATCCTCTATAATTTATGGCTCTTCTACAACACAAATCAATAGCCTCGAAAGGAGTTCTATTTGGTACTAAGAGTATTCTGTTACCAATCGTATTTTCTAAAATTCCAAAACTTGCTTGAGACATCGATAGGTAATTAGATGCTATGTCTAAAACAATTTTAGAATATGTGTCTTTAAATGATTGACGTATTTTTATTTGTTGGGACAGAATAAATTCATCAGAAACAAAATGAAGAATGTATTGCTCTTCATTCATACTAACCGATTTTCTGTCACTTTGTTTGTATATTCTAAAAGATTTTTCAATTAAACCATCTTCAGAGGTTTTTCCCATATTTACTATCAACGCTTCTGAACCATCGAACGATAGTTTGTCTGATAATCCTATAGCATCTCTTATAACTATATTTCCTGTCATGCAAGGATTGAAAATGCTGTCGTAAATATTCAACTCTTCAAACAAACCTGTAACATCAATAGTTCCTATTTTGGAAACTATCGCCAGTTGTTTTATTGTAAATTGTGTCGTATGAATAATTCTATCATCCATTACGCATCAACTCTCTAAACTCTTTTTCTATAACACCAATATATTCTCTTTTCAGAATTTTAATATTTCTTTTTAGTTCATTTTGCTCAGAATCATATTCGTAATACGTTTTAGATTGTTTACTGGTTGACACAATTACAGAAGAGTTGTCTGGTAATGTATACGTTGATTGCCCAGTTGATACATTCGCATAAACATCAGCATCAACTTGAATCATATCTATTGTTTTTTCACCAGTTAATACAAGTGTTCTTGTTTCTATTTTGTAATAAGAATGAATATTTTCGTGTGCCCATTCATAACCTGTTTGACCAACGTTTGCGTTATTAGCATACTTCCTATCAATTGCATCCGCAAAACTGATTTGATCGAGAGGCCAATCATTTTTGACATCTTTGATTCCATTCATTTTCAATATGAGCCAGTGTTTTTCAGACGAACCATAAACTTTATGAGCGACGATCTCTGGTGTTTCACCGTCCGGAATAGTATATTGATAATACAAAACTGAATTGTCAAGTATGTTATTGTCAAAAGAAAATCCAGTTGTTAGATTAGTAATTGTGTCTAACCCAAAAGAATCATCTAAATTATAAACGGTTTTTGGAAAGTAGTTAAAGAAATTTGCCATATTAGCCTGGTCCGACTTCTGTTTGTGCTCTTTCTAAGAGACTTCTATTACCTTCTAAATTTCCTTTTGTTACGATTTCGGTCTCTTCAAATCCTAAACTCATACGAATACTCACCGGGCTTCCTGTTCTACCTGGATAAGGATAATCTTCTCCAGGAACTTCATAAGTCTGAAAACCACCTGGAGCATAGTCAACATCAACTGTTTTCAAAACGCATGTTGATATTTTAGGTATGTTTGGATTTTGAATACCGTTATAATAAAATTCAATATCAAATTCTGAAGGAGGAATCAAAAAATAACCTGCTGTTCCTTGTGCTATTTCGGGTGCCTGATGAAATTTCAATCTTTCAATTATATCATAAACTTGTTTAGATTCCACTTCACTTCGAGGGTGAAACATGAAGTCGAATCTAAAATTTCTAAAGCTTGGGCTAGTATAAATTAATTCCATCATAGGGTTTTGTACAAGCCCTGTTACACCAGTAAAAATAGCTTGTGCTGAGTTTTGTCCTAAAAGAGATGACGCTAAACGAGATTGTAAAACTCTTTGTGCAACAAAAGGAGTTAAATTTCTTCCTATGTCTTGAGCGGAAAGTCTTCCATTAATAGCATCAGTTATAATTGAAGCTCCAGCTCCAAAAAATGCAGCATTTTCTCCACCCAACTCCAATTGACGATAATTTTGATTGTGCGTAAAAGCTAGAGTATTGGGCATATATAATGCGATACTGTCTGTTGTTCTTTTTATTGTTCTCAAAAAATTTACATTATTTAAAGTGCTAACTGAAGAGGCTGCTCCTCCAATAAAGTCTCTAACTTCTTTAGGTAAAGATTTTTCTATTGATCCAGCAGTCGTTTGAACTGATTTTGCTATATTGTAGAGATTTTGTGAAGTTTTAGAAGGTCCATCGAAACCTTCTGCAATAGAATAATTGGCAAACTCAACTTCGGCCACCGCATTGTTAATCGCATTTGATCCTCCAGTGATCAAAGAACCAACCACATTTTCAAAATATCCACCTAAGTTGCTGGCTCCACCCGTTCGATTTGCACTTCTAAAAACCGAAGGTATATTCTGTCCATCCAAATTAGCTTGATATCTGGACTTTTCTTGGACATTGATATGAATTATCATATAATGCCCTTTGTCTGTATTTCCTAGGTCTATTGGATATTTGTAGACATTTGAATCATATCTCTTTGAAACTTGAGTGAAGTTTCTATTGTCATTTTTTATATAACGTATGTCTTTGAGGTTGAATAGTGACATGACTTTCCTATGAGTTGACTACATATTTATATGTCATACGGAAAAAACACTTACAAAGGCTGGTTTAAGCCTCAAAACCCACAAAAGTACAAAGGAAACCCAGAAAATATCATTTATCGATCTTCCTGGGAACTTCGTTGTATGAAATACTTCGATGATCACCCAAATATCATCTGGTGGTCATCGGAAGAATTGGCTATTCCTTATATCTCTCCAGTTGATGGAAAGAGACACAGATACTTTCCTGACTTCATCATAAAAGTACAGAGAAAGGATAATACAGTTATGACATACGTGATTGAAGTAAAACCTGAATCACAGACTAAAAAGCCTACACAAAAGAAGAAAACTAAAAAATTCATTCAAGAAGCAGCTACATACGCTATAAATCAAATGAAGTGGAAAGCTGCGGATGAATTCTGCCATGAACATGGATGGCAATTCAAGATACTTACGGAGAAGGATTTAGGATTAATCTGAACCGAGGACACCAATACTTATAATCCAGGAACCTAAAAAACCAGGTTAACATAAGGCAAATAAATAGAGCCATGGCTTATTTAATGGATCGTATCAATCAACAGTTAGCTAAAACTGGGTATCAAGCTCGCTCAAGGCAAGCTAGGAACTGGCTTCGCTCTAAAATTCCAGATTTGAATCCTACAGCAAGAAAGTTGATGACCAGAGCGGATGAAAGAATGACTCTGACAAGTATTGTCGGTCACATGTATTTCTTTTATTATGATCCCAAAACAAAAGATAAGTTACCTTATTACGACAAGTTTCCTTTGGTTATGCCTATACAACTGTATGGTGATGGATTTCTAGGCATAAACCTGCATTATATTCATCCTAAACACAGAATAATATTATTAGACAAATTGAGTAGTTTTGCTTCAAATCGAGCATACGACCAAAGTACGAAACTCAGATTGAACTATCAAGCACTTTCTGCTTTCTCCCAGGCTTATGAAGCAACACCATGTTTAAAAAGATATCTTTCAAGCCATGTACAATCTAGATTTTTGGAGATACCAGCAAACGAATGGGATATTGCTGCTCTGTTACCTGTAGAACAGTTTGAAAAAGCAAGCACCAGTAAAGTCTGGGCAGACTCAAGGAAAAAATTCTAATGGCATTCTTACCACAATTATTCTTATCGAATATCAATGCAAAAGATGGGCTAGCAAGACCTAGCCGATTTCAAGTCGTACTACCAATTCCACGATACATAAGCGAATTCGTTTCGACAAGTGTAATCGAAAGACTTTTGAATTTGCCTAATTCTGTCTTCTCAGACATCACCGCAAGAGTAATTGGTACTGAAGATGGAGCACGTTCATTCGATCCTGTCATCAGTCGCTACTTGGCTTTGCAGTGTGAATCTACAGAATTGCCAGGAAAGTCTTTACAGACTGATGAAGTACAAATATACGGTCCAACTTTCCAAGTGCCAAGACAAGCGGTTTACGGAGATATCTCTTTTACTTTCCTTTGCACCAATGATTTCTATGAAAGAAAACTTTTCGATAGATGGCTTGAAGCAATAGTTCCTACGGATACTAATAATACAAGATTTGCGAAAGGTGAAAGAACTAGGTTCCTAACTGATATTAAAATTGTTCAATATGATGATGTTTTTAAGCAAGTGTATGCAGTCGAATTAATCGATGCATTTCCTAAAGCAATAAGCCCACAAACACTAAGTTGGTCTGAAGAAGGTTTTCATAGACTGAATGTTCAATTTGCTTATCAAAAATTCAGAACGATCTACAAGGGCGATTATGATGTTGGAGCGATAGGTGCTGCACTTGTTGGTGCGGGAATCGCTGGAACACCAACAGGAAGAGCATTGAAAACCTTGTTAAAAGGAACGATAGCTGAAGTTAAACAGATTTTTTAATGGAGAATTTATGTTACCTAAAATTGATGTGCCTTTATATGAATTAAAGTTACCTCTTAGTAAGAAGAAGATTAAGTTTAGACCTTTTCTCGTCAAAGAAGAAAAGATTCTTTTGATGGCGATGGAATCAGATAATCAAGATTCTATTTTATTGGCAATTAAACAGATTTTAAATAACTGCATTGTAAGTAAAATTAATATTGATGATTTACCGATTGTAGACTTCGAATTTCTTTTCATGCATTTGCGAGCAAGATCGGTCAGTGAACTTGTTGAATTGCAATATAGATGCAACAATGATGTTGAGGTCGAAGGTGAAAAGAAAAAGTGTGATAATTTAGTTAAGTTGAGTTTCAATGCACTTGAAGTGGAACCGGATCTTAAAGATGTCAAAGAGAAAATTGAATTAACACCTAAGCTAGGTATTGCAATGAAGTATCCAACTTACAAAGGTGTTGAAGAGTTAACGAAGAACAATGAGAAAATTTCTGCTGCTGATGTGGTCGCAAGAACAATCATCAATTCTATCGATTACATTTACGATGAAGAAAGTATTTACTATGCAAAAGATGTTCCTGAAAATGAGTTAGTTGAATTTATTGACAGTCTAACCAGAGAGCAATTTTTAAAAGTACAAGCATTTTTTGAAACTTTACCTAAATTGAAAAAAGAAATTAACTTCAAGTGCCCAAAATGTCAATATGAAGAATCTCTTGTATTAGAAGGAATCCAAAGTTTTTTCGGATGATCTTTCGTTATGAATCACTGAGTAACCATTACCAAACTAATTTCTCACTTATGCAACATCACAAATACAGCTTGACAGAATTAGATAATATGATTCCGTGGGAAAGAAGTATATACGTTACTATGCTTCTCAAATATATTGAAGAAGAAAATGAGAAGATTAAACAACAACAACTAGCAAGAAGAAAACAATAATGGCAACTAAATTTTCTACCGTATATCGCCAAGAATTAAAAAACAAAGGCGTATTAGCTTCTCTAGGTGCAGCCGCTGGAAAAGGGCTTGCTGAACGAATGGACATCAGAAACTTGCTATTCAGTGGGCAAGGATTTTTGGGATCTACAGGTCAGAAAATTTTTGGAAAAGGATATTCACCAATTCGAAAATCTGGAGTAAAAGTTTCTGGGTTGTCTGATACACCTTCTGTTGAACTGACTTCTTTGCAACAATCTAATGAAAGACAAGAAGCATTACTGAAAGTTGTTGCTAAGAACACATTTAATATGAATATGATGGCGAGAGACATGAACATCACTCGCCAAAATATTGCATCATTGACAAAATCGGTAACTGGAAAATCTTCAAAGGGTGCTGATGCACTTTGGATGGGCGCAGCAAAAAGAGATTCATTATTATCATCTGCAAAGGCTGCACCTCAAACTACTACACCACAAAAAACAACAGGATCAACTTCATCATTTTTGGGTGGAATAGTTGGTGGTCTAGCAGGGCTTGGCGGTGGTGTCGGTTCTGTTATTTTTAGAGCACTTGGTTCTGTAATTGCAATTGCTCCTCTTTTAGGTATTGTAGGTATAGCAGCGTCCGCTTATGCAATCAAAGAAATGTCTAAAGGAATTAATTTTGGAGGAATTTTTGATTCTATCCAAAAAAGCATCGCAGATTTTTTGGGTGTTGATCTGGAAAGTGAAGAGCCGGTTTTAAAACAACTAGCGAAAAAATTGAATAATCTTTTTGCAACAACAAAATTTACAGACATATATGACTGGGTTGAAAAAACTTTTGGTGATGATTTCAAAGCAATTCGAAAAATGATCTCAGACGGAACCAAAATTACAATGGACTACACCAAAGCAGCATTTATAACTCTAGGAGAAAATTTTGGTAAAATTGGCGAGATGTTTGGTTATCACTTCAGTCAATTTATCAATCAATACAAACCAGCAATTTTCGCAACTATGGGTGCTGCAATTGGTGCATCAGTCGGCTCACTACTGGGATTAAAAGGTGCCGGATTAGGTCTTGTTATAGGAGCAGGAGCTGGTTGGATTTTGGGAAAACTAGGTAGAGAAAAAACTATAGCAGACTTGGAGGAAGAAGTCTCCGCTAAACAAGAACAAGCAAAAAAACTAGAAAGTTTAATGATAAAAAATGAAAAAGGTGAATTTGTTCCAAGAAATGAGGCACAAAAAGATGCTATGATATCTTTACAATCGGACATAATGAATCTCCAAGCAGAAATTGCATTAAAAAAACAACAAAAAGAACAGATGACATTAGGAAACCTTCCTCTGGGTGCAAATTTTAATAAAAATCTGGAACAGGTTCGAGCAGATAGGGAGAGGGGAGAAGGAACACCAAGTTCGGGTGGAGATACGAGAGCATTGAGCCCAACCAGAGTTGACCATAGCCCAAAAGCTATGATAGATTTGATAAGATCAAAATTTTTGCTTGCGGGTTATTCCGAAGAACAAGCTATGGCAGCCGTAGCGAATGCAATACAAGAATCTAGATTGAATCCTTTAGCAAAGAGTGAGCCTCCTGAAAAAAGTTACGGATTATTTCAAATCAATACCGAAGCTCATCCTGGGTATACTAAAGAACAGTTGTTAGACCCGGAAAAAAATATTGATGCTATGTTGAAAATTATGAAAACTGATTATGCAGAAGATGATAAAATTTTTAGAACAATAAATGATGTAGAAAAAGCAACACGATATTTCGGTCTTAGAATGTCAAGACCATTCGATAGATCGGAAGGTGCAATGCAAAAAAGAGTTGCTAACCTGCAAAGAATACCTGGGCTTATGTTGGATCAGAAAAGTCAGGACCTAGCTGCAACAACTAGAGGCTTCAGTGCTCCTTCTTCAGCACCTGCTATTCCAGTTCCTCCTTCACCACCCAATCAACAAGCAGCCGCACCGAAGACTTCAACACCACAAGTTGCAAATCCAGATACAATAGAACTTTTCTTTAATCTGGCTTTTGCTGGCACTACAAGATAGAAAAAACCCCGCTTTCGCGGGGTTTTTGTTTTAGTTTGATTCTGCTAGAGATTTGAAATAATCTAGATCATCTTCTTCAGCAGTTACGGGTGCTTTAGTTGGTGCTGGCATAAGTGATTTTGGTGCTTCAGTCACACGTGCTTGCGTGGGGGTAGGAGCATCTTCAGTATCACCTTCAAAACCCAGAACTTTATCCAAACGACCTTTCAGCAATTCATAACTCTTGAAATTCTTACGGTCAAGAAATTCTTTGAGTGAATGTTCTTGAGCATAAAGTTTTTCAAGTTTAGCATCATCACCATCAAAAAGTGCAGACGGATCCGAGAATTCTGATTTATCATAATTGCGATAACCTTCGACATTACGAATCTTCAGTTTGAAGTTAGCGCCTTCCCAGAAGTCAAACGGATTCAAGGGCTTTTCATCCGCGAATTCTGGATTCATTGCTTCAGTAATCTTGTCGAAAATTTTCTTACCGAACTTAAACAAACGAACCGTTCCTTCATTTTCAGGATTTGAAGGATCGGATACAACATAAATGTTAGCAACATATGAAAGCTTACGCTTTTGTTTCCTAACAATCTCTTTGTTCGATTCGACACCTGAATTCCAAAGAGTGCTATTGTGTTCGCACACAGGGCACTTCTCATTCAAAGTTGTCAAACAGTTGTCAATCAGCCAACCACCTGGTCCCTGAAAGCCATGATTGAAGATTCGTACCCAAGGAAGACCATCCTCACCATCAACAGAGGGTGCGGGAAGAAAACGAATAACTGCCATTCCGTTTCCAGATTTGTCTACATTAGGTTGCCAGAATCGAGTATCGTCTTTTGAGCCAGCTTCAGCAGCTTGATTGGTGCTCTCGATTGCTTTAGTCAGTTTATCGAGGCTAGAACGATTGCGTTTGAGATTTGCAAATGACATGATATTTCCTTTCGTATAACGGTGTATAAACGGTGTATTTAAATTGTCCACATAAACATGATATACTATTATTTAGCAACATGCAAGATATGGTTCAGCTTTTTTACGGTATCTTTTACATCGACATGAAGAATACCGTAACCACCTGCTTTATTGAAAGACTCAATAACATCAGGGGTATCATCGATCAAAATACTTTTCGAGTTTGCATATTTTGCTTTGAGTGAACGCCCTGGTACGATGTTCACCTTCACACGAATATCTTTACTCTGCAACCAAAATTTCTTTTGATCTTCAACAACAGGATGATACTTTTTGCCTCCAGAAGAAGACAAGATTTCAATATCAATTCCTGTATCTTTTACAACTTGTAGAAGTGTTTGACCTCCAGGATTCCAATCCAGTGTTTTGAATTGCTCAGTCTCAACAAATTTAGTCCAGTTGTCCGACCATTCTTTGTTAGCGCGAGAAAGTGTTGGAGATTCTCCAAAAAGTTTAGTGTACCTTGCTTCAAAATCGCAAAGAACACCATCCATATCAAGATAAATTTTTGTGATCATTTAAATGCCTCTAGAGCGATTTTCCTACATTTTTCTTTATCGAAACTTACAAATGGAGTATATCTCATCCACCTAGAAAAAGCAATAGGCCAGACGATGGTATCCTTGATTTTTTCCTTCCACTTGGGTAAGAAATTCATCAATGAATTCAATATGATAACCGTCTCGTCACAGACAGTTCCCTGCCTACTGAGTACGAAAAGTTTCGGATAGTCACTGCAAACCTTTAACAAATCGTTAACTTTGCCGTGATTTGAGAGTTCATGACAATCATTTTTGAACACGTAGGATAAGGATTGAATTCTCTTCATTCGATTGTAGTGAATTTCATTCGCTTCATCCGTCAGTAGATTGCCAGCCCAAGAATCGGGATCATTCAAAAGATTAGAAATAACAAATTCTTTATATTCGTCCGTATCATACTTTCTGGACAACTTGTAAAAGTAATACTTGTCTTTTCTTTTCTCGAATGTCTCGATTGTGATGTTGCATTTACCATTGTACTTGAAATAATCATAATTCGTTGTGAAATGTAATTTCAAGACATGGTAAATGCTGAACGCTTCATAGCCTGTCATATTGGTAAACGTCTAGTTTTCGGAAGTAAATTCAATGCTTGTGCATCAATTTCAATTTTAGCCTTCAAATCTTTATTCACAAGGGTTGATGCAACTTCTACTTCCATTCCTGTTCGATTACAATACTCGATGATTGCTTCCATATAATTGTAATCAGTTCCAGAAACAATATTTTCTATTTCTTCATAGAACTTGTGCATCTCTTCTTTTGTAGGCATATTACTTTACAATCGTTTCATAGAGTTGTTCGAATTGTTCGTGTGTTGCAACTTCTTCATCATAGTTCTGTTTATGATACACTTTAACCAAACGATTTACAAGGCGTTTTGGAAGTTTCAAATCCTCACATACAGTCTTTACCGCTTCCTTGATAAGATCCTTCTCAGCTTCAATTCGAGTCATTGAATTGGAACATTCACGAATAGCATCGAGAAGTTTCTTACGGTCTGCCTCAGCAGAAATTTGATTAATACTAAATTGTTTCACGGCCATAATATATTCTCCTTAAAAGAAACCGATTTTACCACCAACTTTGTGGTTAGTTTTTAACTCATTCTTAGATTTGTCTCCAAAAATTTCAGCGAGAGTCCAAGAATCTTTTTCTTCATTCAAACTAAAACCTTGTTTTTCAGCCAAAGCCTTAGCTTGGTTGTCATCCAACTTTTCGAATTTCAGAATATCAAAACAACGACCTGGTCGAATCAGTGCTTCATCAACATCACGAACGGAAGGAAGATTTGTTGAAAAAATCAACTTCTTTCCCTTTGTTGTGACTAGACCATCACCAACATTCAGAAATCGATGCATCATTGTATTTCCTTCACTTCTTGCTTTCAGAAAATTATCCGAATCTTCAAGAACAAGTAGATTTACATTCTGCTCAATGAAGTTTGCGAATACGAAATCTTTCTCCAGAATCGAAGCATCATATGTCACCATTGCTGATGATCCAGTATGTGAGAGGAGACCTCGAATGAAAGTTGTCTTGCCTGTTCCTGGAGGTCCAATCAAAAGAAGGACATTTGAGTTGGACTTCATGAAAGAATCATAGTAATCTGCTAGAGGTGTACCTAGAAAAGGATACATCTCATCGCAAGGAAGTAAATTAGTGTTTAGAGGAACATTAACGCTATCACCATTCTGAGAATAAATCCATTCAATATATGATGTCACTTCTTCAAACTCGTTTAGAAGAACGTCTGTCTCTTCTTGAACAAATTTTTCATCGCCATAAATTTTCACTTCAATAGAATTCGATGATGCATCATATCGAATGAAGTTCAAATTGTCCAACAGAATAATACCTGAAGTATCATTCATCTGAAGAATTTTACAATCGATGTATGCTTGCATCATATATTCGTTCCAGACTTTGCGATTACCATGCAACTTCAATTCTTCATTGATGGTAGACAAATCGGAGTCATAACGCTCCTTCATCATCTTACTAAAAACATAATCAGAAAAGTCTGATGCACCAACAAAAATACTATTATCTTCCATATTATTCCTCAAAATGGGAGCCGGAAAGTCATAAGAATCCCAAACAAATCTTTTCAATACTCTTTTTTTTCTGCGACCCGACAATTTCCACCTTCTAGGTCTAACAGTTGGTTTAGAAATTGTTCCTGCTCTGAGTTCGGCTAAAATTTGCTCAAATGGGCTCATTTAAATAGAATCAAAGCAAGAAAAACTGAATTAACAATAAAACCTGCACCAATTGTAAGAACATTTATTGTGTCTTTCAAAATAGCAGCACGAATAAATCCCATGACTAAAGCTCCCCACATAAACAAAACAAGATCGATAGGAGGAGTTTTGTCTGTTATGCCAGCCATTATAGCAAGAAATGTTGGAATAAGCGAGGCATGAAGTAGAACAATACCGAGCCAACCAATCGATTCTGCTGTACTAGGCTTCAGCTTATGTTCAAAAAAATGTTTGATTCCTTCTCGAAAGGTTAAAAGTCTTTCTTGCCAATCAGCCTTTGTAGAAGATGTGTTTTCCAATTTTGGCAACTCTTTGTCTTTTCCATCCTGGGTTGATGTAGTCTGCATGATAGTATAATGTGTCCTCTTTGATAATGTCAAGTTTGAATCCTTCGAGAAGTACCTTTTTAGCCACAGCCTCGGATTCTTTATAGGTTGCTGCATGGATGGGCCTCACTTTCGCTTTTGAATCACAGTACCAACTAAACTGACAGATTAAATTATTATACACTAAATTTCGTTCATATACAACTGCACAAATATCTTTTGGAAATTTACCTGATTTAGTTCTATTGATGGTTACTTGAGCAACAGCTACTTTGCCTTCAAAAGGTTCTGTTCCTGCTTCATAATATATGTTTTTCGTTAGACAGTCAAGTTCTTTTTCGCGTTGAGCCATTGTGACATATGGCGGATGTTTACTTTCTTTAACCTCTTCAAATTTTTGATCGACTAGTATATGAAAGTGTTGCACGAAAAAGTATCCAAGAATGCCTATGAAAACAAGTTTCATAAAATGCATCAATGATCTCCTTTGAATGGTGGGTTATTCTGTTACGAGGAAACCCACCGAAACCCTAGGCTGTGTTTAGGCAGCCAATGCGAAACGTTCTTCGTTTGCGTTTACTTCGATTTACTTTTAGCGACTCTCTGTGTCGAACCGTCCATCTTCCTACTTATTGCCCCGTCGAAACCAGGTCAGGCCCATCAGAAGCACACAAAGACCTTTTGGCTACTGCCGATACCAGTCGATATGCACTTCTGGTGGACCTGGGCGGAATCGAACCGCCGTCCGAGACACTTTTCAGTCAACTTCATACGATCATGTGGTATTATATAGCAATAAAGATTTAAGGTGAGGCAATCTTTACTCTACAAAATATTTTTTACTATGCAATAAAGGTAAAGTAGAAAATTCGAATCTTTTTTGTTGATTAAAATTGTAAGAAGTTGTCTTAATCAAACTAGAAAAATTTTGTATATATTTTAAAGCACCATTATTCCATATTTTAACATACTTGTCATCCAACTTATCGACCCACCAACAATCAATATTTTTTTTACCATTAAGCCGTAGTTTGGGGGTTACTATATTTGGAGACCAATGTGGATATATTGTTTTGTGATATAGATCATATCTCAAATTTTTTCTCAAATGTAATTTAGATTCACAGGTAAAAGAATTTCTGAATTCTGTATTATCTAACTTATTTGAATTTTCGAAGAGTGACACATCATTTTGTTTCTCATATTTTTCCACTGTTTTTTTGAGTAGGTGGACTTGCTTTATGATTAACTCAGGAAACTTTGGAGTTTGATAAAAAAATTCTATTATATTTGTTGGATTTAACTCACTACAGTTATGCATACTTGTTGTTATATCACATGCCATAATGTCATTGAACACAGTAAAATATTTTTTATCATCTAATTTAAGCATAGGTTTATCCACACCCATAACCACTCCCACTTTTTTACCAGACGATATCATATCAAATATATGAGGAATATATTTAACCCATATTCCTCTCATCATCCAGAATGATGGGAATGTACCAGATGAAAACAATAACTCATAATAGTCTTTAGAATATAAATCATCCCAGATTTTTTTAGTCATTTCTATTTCATCTACAATCGTTACCTTAGTTTGTGTATTTTCTTTTAAGAGTTTTTCTAAAATAGGTCTAACATTATAGACGTAATCGGCGTTATGAATTGTTCCTTCCACAACAGATGTGGAATTGTAAGAGTTGAAATTTACTATTTCATCTAATTTAATTTTATTTTTTAAAAAAGTTTGTAAAATATTAGTGCTATCTGGTCCTCCACTATATTGAAGGACCACATAATCATATTCATCTCTTATTTGCTGCGCTCTTCTTCTATAGAACTCCTCTATAGAAACTTCAGGTTCCGGCTCTCGTGTCCAATCATATCTATCAAAAACATGATCATTAAATCTATACTCAACTCTAGCATTTTTAAGCAGAGATTCATTGTATGCTAAATTTTTGGAAAAGAATATTTTTTCACCAACTGAGTAATAACCAAAATCGTTATTCAGTGATAATGTCATTTATAAGTTTTTCTGGAGATGTTATTGGGTGCGTACCAAAGTGAATATCCATAGTCGTCCTAACTTTTAGAGAAGTTTCACTTTCAAAGTATTGTCGTAAAGCTAATCTAAGTTTATTGACTTCTTTTTGATTAGCACTCTTATTCGCAAACAAAAAAATGTTATTGTAAAATCTATATTCTCTTTCGATGTGCAAGTTCAATTCAGTCAAAGTGGGAATATCGGGTAAATAGCGGGACCTGGAAGATCCAAATGTTACTAAAGGAATTATTGTATTATTTTTTGCATACTGATATACATTATTTGGTATACTAATACCTAACATTATATGATTTCCTATAACATCGTTCGTTACAGCAGATCCACTTTTATATGGAATTCCTACAAAATTTTCCGATTTAGTATATTTTTGATTAATTTCTTGAATCATCTTTCCATTATTACTACTTCCAACAAATCCATATGTTATCAACTTTTTATTTGATTCTTCTAATACTTCTTTAAAATTGCGATAATTAGTTTTAGTATTAGCAAAAATAACTCCAGGAATAGTTCCCATATATGCAACAGGAGTTAAATCATTTAAAGGATTAGTTGCCCAATTCTGAACAGGTCCCATCAATAAAGTAATCTTTTCCGTTTTATTTTCGGATAAAGCGCGGGCTGCAATAGAACCTTCAGCTCCAACTTTAAACTCTATTATCACATTTCCAAAAAAATTATTAAAAAACGGCTGCATTTCTAAAGCATATTTGTGTACTAAACCTCCAGACCCTGCTGATAAGATTAAAATTGTTGGCTGCTTAGCCAAACATATTGAAGAGAAAAATATTAATATTGATAATAATAAATGTTTCATTTCAATTCGACATTAAACTCATAGTTTAAACCCAACCTATTTCTTTTCAAATTCATAAGCTGTTGTCTAATATAAATTAGAGAATTGGTTGGAGGATTTTTAATTGCATTATATGCGCTTTTTGCTGCTTCTTGTGTATCAAATTCTATTGTAAAAGTATATGTGTAATCGTCTACAAAATCAGTAGATGAAGTAACATACCCAGGAAGATACGAATATGCATTTCTAGTGTTAACAACAACATCAATTTCTTCTTTACTAAAAATACCTTTGTCTATCGTTTCTTTATTGGGTATAACCCAGTCTTTTGATGTATCATCTCTCTTTAAAGTCATAACCACTTTTACCATTTAAGTCTCCTTGTACTTTTCGAAAAAATCAAAAAATTGTTTTTTTGACAATGCCACTTTTATTTTTTTGTTCGGATATTTTATTGTTTTTAATAATTCGTGTATTTTGTTTTGTGTTTCATCTGTATATCTATACTTCATCTTAGTTCTTATTTTTAAATTAAATTTTTTATGCTTAAATATGGCCCAAATCATTCCCATACTTCGACTATCAGGAATAATCGAATAAACCATTTCTATATTATACGTGAAAAAATTTATATTGATTGGCTTTTCCAAGAAATAATCAACATAAAAATCCCAATCATAGCCAAGAAATATTTCTGCATCTTGTATAAAGTCGATTCCGTCGCCAGTTAAAAAATGATTTCCGCTTATTAATACGGAGTTATCAATTTTAGACACATAATCCGCAGCGACCATATTGTATACACTATTATATCCTACACTATCAAATTTATTAATTATGTGCTCTTCAAAGAAATCTAAGAAATATTTTTCACTTATCTCTAATATTATTGGCTCTAATCGCAACTCCTCGCATGTTTCGTATGCATATTCTAGTTCATGTGTGTGACCGCATTTGACTATTATTGGAACAAAATTGATAGAATTTTTATGTAAACTTCTTACAACATACTCTGAATCATAACCACCACTGAATGCGACAAAAATTTTCTTATTCAGGTCACCTAATTGTTGGCATGTAAAATCCGTTGCCTCATCAAACGACATTGACTTAAACCGATAAGGGTTAATTATAAACTTTAGATCGGCTGACTTATCAACGAATCTTTGCCGAAGATTGGTATGAAACCAATTACGATTTGTCAACATTGTTTCTATACCACTCACCAAAATGTACGCACTGAGATTCATATTTATTCAATGAACTCATCAGTGGAAAATAAGGAACTGTCTGCTTTGAAGAAGCTTCAACGTCCTGTTTAAATACATCTTCGAAAGTTTCAAAAATTAATTTATCATTTGCACTTACATTATCATCATAAAAAAACTGTGTCATCCATGTATACCCAAATTCGCTGTTGGAATTTTTAGGGATTATTCTATTGATAGCCAACTTACCTTTTGAACCATACTCTACAAAAACATATGGAAAGATATACAACCACCATCCATCAGGATGTTCTTGAATTATCCATCCGTCACCTTGATCCAACTTAATATCTTCTAACTTCACCTGTTGATACAATAGCGGATGAATTCCATCTTTCCATACGTGAAATAGGTCGGCTTCTATGTCCATTAACCAAAGCCAACTACCATGACTTTCACCGGAGCGAAAATGACTATATTTAAGTGATGTTTCGCTCTGCAAATCCCTAACCCATTTATGATCAGGTTCTACAAAATCTTTTAAAATTAAGTTTGAAGCACCAACTTCTGCTTTTCCGCAGATAAGATTTTTATCATTGTTCAATGGATTACCAAACTTATCCCAATTAAAATTATGAAGTTTGCAGTGTATGCCTTGTACAATCTCACCTGGTTCGTGCAATGGGTACATTCTATGTGGGCAATTTTTTCTAAACAATCGCACTTCATAAAAATATTTGTTTAGGATATAGTCTGGTAACACATAGTTGCCGTTATCTAATACGGAAATGTGCGATAGTACGATTGGAACTTTGTTTTTAAACATGATAAGACCGTTCAAAGATAGTATCGTCTTGAATAAATTACAGGAAGATTTTTGCTTATTGGAATTTTTCCTTCCAATCTTCTTTTCATATTTTGTATACCTCTCAAATATAGTTTAAACATTTCTGTATCTTTTTTACTCAAAATATATCTATCTCTATTACTCAAATAAAAACTACTGCTTTTTGGTGACTTTACAGATAAAGCATTTTTTATATCATAAACTAAAGAAACATTACGACCGTCTTCAGTTAAAACAGTATTAGAAATCAAATCATTAATATGATGCACACATACATCGATTGGTTTTTTAGATAAGTTATGGTAGACTAAACAATTATTTTTAAGTATATGCAATTGCTTCAATAAAATATTAGGAAAATTTACATCCCAAAAGAAAAACAATCGATCACTATACAATGAACTAAATCTATTTCCATAAGCATTTATCGTATAATCCTTAAAAGAAAAATAAAATTTATTATTTGGTAAATCGAAAAATAGATATGGTTTATCCATCCCGAAAATTATTCCTGTTTTCTTATCTCTCCATGAATTTGGCACTATAATTTCTTCCAAATTGTGCCAGAAAAAATGATGTAGACTGAAGTATGAACCAACCTTATCAATCCAATTGTGTCCATATTCATTTAATATGAAATTCGAAGGATTATCGAAAAGTTTTGTGTAATCGAAAACTTCATATATTTCCGAAAGATTATATTTTTTTATAAAAGGAAAAGCATTCTTGTAAGCCTCTATATTCATATTTTCATCAGAATCGGAATTTGAATCTTGACTAAATGCTCCTACGGTCACAATTTTGTCCAGCTTTATTTTATTGAAAACGAAAGTTTCTAATACTTGTGTTGAATCGTATCCTCCACTGTAACAAAGTATCAATTTGTCATACTTTTCTCGAATACGTAAAGCATTGAGTTTATATAACTCTTTAATGTCTAAAGCTGGTTCGACATTCCAATTTAATTTATCATATTCTTGGTCATGATAGTAAAAAAATACATTTCCATCATTCTCTAAAGCTTCAATTTTAGAATGAAATATTTTTTGTTTAGAATAATAAAAAGTGTGCATTTTTCACCTAGGTGTTTTCCATACTACAGGATGAAACGGAGCTTTCTCATTCTCCGGTCTATCTTTCGTATAATAATACAGTGCGAGAGACAATCTGTCAACCTCTTTTGGTGTGTTTAGAGGATGGGGATGACCATGAAATGCATCATCGGTAATTCTAAAAATTACTGCTCGATTAAATAGTGGAGGAACCTGAACACAACATTTGCTCATGTCTTTTTCCCAAAGTTCTAGATTACCGCCCCAATCTTCTTTCCAATATTCATTGAGATAAATCAACATGTTCAATCTACGATGAAGATTGTTTTTAAATTGTATATTAAAATCGGCGTGTATTCCTAATTTGCCACCAGTCGTTACTTTATGAACACCTCCACCCAAAAAAGTTTCATCACCACTCAGTTCAGGTATGCCTGTAAGATTCTCAAGAAATTTTAGAGTAGTCGAATCATTCAGATAGTCCAACGTGAACTTGGTAATTGGGCAATCTCTTTGGAGATATTTCAGAGTCTCCAGATCAAAAACATCGGGTGTATAGAACTTATTAACTTGATAGTCTTTTACCGTCTCTGTTGTATCTTGCGACCAATGTTGGTAAGATTTAAGTTCGGTTGCAATTTTTCTTGCAACCTCACCATGCAAAAAATTATCTATTACGATATATGGAAAAGGATAAGCAGAAGAGTAAGCAGACTTAAAAAAGTTAGCTGAGTTTAAGACTGTTTGATTGATCATAATATAGTTCCAATCTTTGCATTAAAATATCTTTATATGATGAAGTAGATTCAACAAATACTTGACCAGGTCCTTCTTCAACACCAATCAAGACTACAATATTATCTATAGGTTGTTTAGTTATCTCTTCAAACATCAAAGAATATGCTGTACACTGAACAAAATAATTTTCTATATACTCTTTTTTCTTTATCTTTCTTGAATTTTTAAAATCCAGAATAGTTGTTTTTCCATCCCATTCACAAATACAATCGGTTCTTCCAGCCATTTTGTATTGATTGGAATAGAGTGGCTGTTCTAATGCGTGTACTTTATTTACAGAAGAATCAATAAAAGGTTTCATTTTGTAAAACAACTCTTTCACATGAGGCATCATCATCTTCAATTTAAGAGGCGACATCTCATTTAAAAGATATTTTTCACATATGCTATGCAGTTCTGTTCCTCTACGAGAAGACCTTCCTACAATTTTGTTTGCTTCTTCTTCACCAACTCTTTCTCTCCAAGCAATCAAGCCTTCTTTTGAAGACGTTGCGGAAAGAATTGTGGTTATGGAAGGGTACCGATTACCATCTGGTGTAATGTATACCCTCCCATTCTCGGTAGTTTCATCTTGAAGATCAAAATTTAACTGAGGAATTTTTTCAAAAATAAAACTCATTCAACCATATCTTCATATCTAAGCTTAGCCAAAATATAGTCTTTGACTAGTGATGACCTAACGATATCATCTGGAGTAAATTCAATTTTCGTAAAGGCTTCCATGTGTGTAGCGATATCGAAGAATTTAAGAATACCACTCATGTCATTTTTCTTTTTATTTAAGTCAGTTTGTCTATAATCGCCGCACCAAATAATTTTGGATCGATAACCTACACGAGTCATAACGGTATCAATTTCTTCGAAAGTTAAATTTTGCATCTCATCAACAATAATGATTGCATCATCAAAACTCATGCCTCGAATGAATGACGTTGAAATGAATTCAACATATCCTTGTTCAGCAAGTCTTTGGTATGCATCTTTGCGACCAAATAAAGTTTCACAAATTTGTTGATAAGGTTGCTGGTAAATTTCCATTTTTTCTGTGACATCACCGGGTAGATGCCCAATTTCTCTAGATTGTACCGCTGAACGAACAAGAATTATTTTTTTAAAAGGATTGCCTTTATCAAGAACTTCTTCGAGTGCTTTGTACATTGCACAGAAAGTTTTTCCTGTACCTGCGACTCCATGGAGAGCTACGAAGTAGTCTCCTCTTTTATAGGCATCAAAAAATTTTTTCTGATTTTCCGTGAGTGGGTCGAATGTCTTGAGATCGTCCAGCTTTATTCTTAATGTATTAGTTTTTACTTCATCTTCTACTATTTTTATTTTCGTGTTGGCTTTTCTAGACATTCAATCTCCTTTTTAAGTTTTTACTCCCGTCACTCGTTCAACATGCTTTTTGACAACCTGATCCGTCTTGACTTCTTTGATGGTTTTCTTTCCATAGCGTTCAGCTACGGTGCTGCTAGGGTGAGCTTCAGCAACTTTAGAGAGAACTTCTTTGAAACCGTCGGGTACTCGGTTAGATGTTGATGCGCCAGACACAAGTGCCGGGGCATGAATGATAGGTTGAAAGTGTGGGTTTTCAACCATGAATTGGTCGCGTTCGGAAATCTTCATCATAATTTCGAACTCTTCACCAGTTTCAATGTTTAAAAATGAATAAATTGGCATATCTTTATATAGCCTGATACCAAGAAGGAATTTCTCGCTTAGTCCATTTCGCAAAGTGATTCTTACGTTCGCGATAATAACGATGATAAGATTCTAGAGAATTTCCAACAACTTTACATTCATCAGGCATTGCAGGAGTTGGGCAAGTAAAAGGAAGATCAGGAGTATTATTTGGCCAAATATACAGTGCATCACTCATGCGTTTTTCTACAGCATGAATTTTACCATAGCGATAAGTATACTCTTTGCAAAGATGATACCACATTCTGTTAAGCCACAAGTAATTTTGTTTACTTGCACGAACCCATACGGCTGAAGGATGATTGATATGTGAAGCCTTCATCATAATGGTTTCAAAAGGTTCTTCCAAACGCCATCGTTTGATGTTGCGACCGTTTGCAGTTTTGTCCAAATACGGAACACCATCGAGCAAACGGTGTGCAGTAGACATCAATTGTGCATACTCGATAATCATTTTTACAACATGTTTATCGAGGTGCATTTCCGCGCACACGCGCGGATCATTGTCTAGATAGAAAATGTTCATGCTTTCACTTCGTCAACGATTTCGGTTACTTCTAGAGTATCTTCAGTTTTAGCGACCGTTTCGGTTACGATAGGTTGAACTTCAACTTGAGGTTCTGCTTTCAAATCTTCAAGTTTTTGTACAGGCTGAGTATCAGCATCACCAGCAAAGTAAATGCCTTTATCTTTAAGATATTTCACGATATCTGCCGGATTAACAAGCTGATATGCCAAAACTTTACGCCCGTCTTTGATAACACGAACGATTCCATTGGCATTCATCTTAATGTGCCACATATAGGTTGAGATACGATAGATTTGAATCTCATCACCGAGAGTAGCACCAATTTCTTCTTTAGTCATTGGCTCACCAGTGACCATAAGATTGAGAATCTTTTCGAAAGGTGCCATTTTGACAGGCTTCACATTTTTAGACATAATAAACTCCAATCAATTTAAGGAAGAATAATGATAACACACAAGGAAGAAATTGTCAAGGTAGATATCCGAGTGTTGCATAAAAACAACATCAAAATTTCGTAAACAAAACAATGACAAGGCAGAAAGCCAAAACGCAGAAAGTTATTGTCCTACCTAGGAGTGCGCCTAGGAACGCCCCCACCACGAAGGAAGTGATAAGTAGATTGTCTACTATCATCGGCGCATGGAAGCTTGGTCCCGAGCTTCCTCCTCAGTGAAGATAGGAACGGCGTTACTCTTATGTAACGTTCCGATACCTTTCATTAAACTACCAGTATAGACTTTGCCATGAATAGGCTTAGTTGTAGAACCACCACCAGAATCTACACTCGGATATCGTGGTGTTTCACGACCAGGAGGAACTTTAGGACCAAAAGAAAAAGACCTTTCCACACGCTTAACTGGTGTCTTCGAAAAGGAAGTCCGTTGAGTGTTCACACTATCGAGCCAAGCTTGATATTCGATTGCTGATTGTTTCGTAGGCTTCTTGACCTTTCGGGATCGGTCATTCACGTAGATCATCATTTGAGTGCCCAGGTTTTCCAGTCTTTACGATAAATTTTATTCAAGGGAATTTTATTCTTATAACAATGATACCATGCATCCAGATAAAAAGCAAATTCTGTCATTTTGCATCCTTGGTAATGTTGTATCCAAACAACATAAGCTTTTCAACATAGAGACAAGATTCTTGCTCAGTTCGAAGGGGTTCATCAGAATTCAAACGAATAATTTCAGATACCATCATTTCAAAACAATCCATATTTTACTCCAAGCTATTAGAAACTGCGGTTATGTGTTTACATTTGGAATGATACTTGAAACCGACACAAGTGCAAGAATAGTTTTTCCCACTCTTGGTTACGATATAAGTACCGCCCTTTCCTTTGACGTTGAACCGTCTTACATTAATTGATGCACCACTGATGATTTTTAAATCATGTACGCGACCAATGTTTATGATTTTTACAGGATGTTCTTTATCCTGTGTTTGAAGTGAGAAACTATCAGCATCAACCCACTTAGCATTTTTTACGACAACACCTGTGTATCGATTCTCATCGAAAGGTGAAGTTGCAAAAAGATTAATGGATCGATATCGAACAGTCACATTGACGGTAGAGCCAACTGAAGGAATTTTCATCATGTAGAGATTATAACACAAGAGGAAACGCTGTCAACCTGTGTTGTTTTTTTACAACTATTCCTGGAGAAGTCTTCTATTGCTCTCTTCGCGCAGGTCTTCTTCAAATTCTTGAAATTTCAGGCGATGTAGTTCCTTTTTCAAAAATTCTACATCACCTTGACTTCTTTGAATTTGTTCCTCAAGTTCTTCGATTCTTTTTCGAATATAGTTGGAGATCGCCATAATCGCCCTCTTCTTTTGCTAAACGGTAGTATGACTTGTCATGATGTTTCTTTTTTTGCTGCTGAAACTGTTCATCTTGTCGTTCGCTATTTTTGCGAAACTTGGTCTTTTGAATACGTTCTACTTTAATTCCACCGATCATTTTAGTACCCTCTTCTCCTTTTAGATGATATGATCTGCCGCACCCAGTTTTATTAACTCTTCTGCTGTTAACCAAACATCACTGGGTGTAAGAAGTTTGGTTTTGACACCTTTAGAATCCAAATTTGTAGCCGATTGCAATACGTTTGTCATTCTTTGAATACACAGTTCTGTTTCTTTTCTATATGACTCCAGGTCGTGATATTTTCCTTCGAAGAAATCTGTGTATTGGTGACACATTATTCCACAATTTTTAGAAATATATCGCTGACCTTTTTCACCAGAAGCGAAGATAAGAAATGCAGCGGACATCACAGTTCCCATACCAATCGTTCGAATTGGCGCTTTACTCCAACTCATAGCATCGATAAGTGCGAATGCTTGATACAAATCTCCACCGGGCGAATTGATGAATAGTTGTAGAGTTTTATTTTTTTCTTCCAGATTATTCTCATACAGTATCCACTGTATAGCTCTAGTAATGTTATACTCATCAATTTCTCCGGTCAAGAAATGGATGTTTTGTTTTAAAAACTCAGATTCAATTTTGTCTTGTACAGAGAAACTAATCGTATCGAGAGATTCTTTTTTTCTCCCAAGCATACGCAGTTTTGATAATTGATTCGATGTTGTGTTTTGGCTCATAATTCAATAATTCCTTAGCGAGACTAATATCAGCAACTAGAAAGTTAGGATCTCCTTCCCGTCTAGGTCCAATCTTATAGTTTACTTTTTCTCCAATTACATTTTCAATTGTTTGAATAACTTCTAAGTTACTATAGCCGATACCCGATCCCAAATTAACTAGAATATTTTTTTCTTCCAGTTTCAAAGCTTCAATGTGTGCATCAACAACATCCAAAACGTGAACGTAATCCCTAACACAAGTTCCGTCAAAGGTTGAATAGTCATCACCATTGATTGTAACGTTATTTAGATTCCTAAGAATTGAAGGAATCAAATGAGTTTCTGGATCATGATTTTCTCCCATCTCATCATCTGCACCTGCTAAGTTGAAGTATCGAAAAATCACATAGTTCAAACCAGAATCTTCGATAGCCCTTTCACAGCAAAGTTTGGTATTAGAATAGACAGAATTGTCGGTGGTGCATTCATCTTCATCTACAGGAATACTTCCACAAAAGTAAACACCAGCAGTTGAAGAGAAAAAGATAGTTTCACAGCCAAACTCTTCCATTGCATCAAGAACGATTAAAGTTCCACCTACATTGATTTCCCAAAATTTAGTTGGCTCTAAAGCAGAAAGACCGACTTCGATCCTTCCTGCTAAATGAAAGACTACATCAATTTTATTGTTATGAAAAACAGTTCGAACCATATCACGGTTCAAAATGTTATCAATAATGATAGTGTCACAGTAAGTATGAAGAGGAGGCTTAATGTCATAAAGAACTACATTCCAGCCTTCTTGCTTCAGTCGCTTGCAGAGAAAACTACCGAGATACCCGGACCCACCGGTAACGAGTGCTGTTCTTGCTTCCATGGAAATTTACCACCATATTTTAAAATATTTTCGTTATTACCAACTTCAAAAAATTCTTTCGAAACAGAATTAGGATTACCGTCCAATCTATAACAAACCGTATGTTTATTTGTGCAATCAAATCTGGGAAAGTATTTTGCCAGGTTGAAAAAGAATTTTCGATCCGCACCCCACTGCCCATACCAAGCATGACCAATGTTAATGGCTACATCTCGACGCACCGCATAACAAGAAGTATCAATGTGGTGAACTTCGTTGTTGAAATAAGTTGGCCATTTTCCTAGAGACTCACAATTATCCTCACAGAGATAATTGCCTTCTTTATCATAAATTTTTCTGAGACTGTATGCCCACTGGAGGTCGTTTCTTTGAATGGTATTAACTAGTCTTTCTACATGATCAGGTTCTATCCAATTGTCTTCATCGAGATAGCAGATAATATCTGCATTCACTAGAAAAGAACATGCAGCATAAACTCTATGCCCATACCATCCTTTTCCAATATTCTCTTGCAATCGAACCGTTTTTACTTTGGAGAATCCATCAAGTTGGTGCCAAATTTTTGAACCATATTCTTCACCATCGAGAAAAATATAGTGAGTTAAGTTTTCATAAGTCTGGCTATCGACAGAATTGAGGCAATCTGAAAGATAGGTTGTGCCTATCGTAGGAGTGACTACTGCTACCTTCATTTTACACCAAGATCAATTTCAGGAAAGGCTTCTTTAATCAATTTAGGTGTCAAGAACGGAACTCGAAGGTCTTTTTTAACACAACGAATCATCAAATCTGCTTCATCTTTGTGAAGAGATTCGAGTAGAAAGGTGAAAAGACTTTTTTGTTTAGCAGCAGTCAAACCTTCTGGTCGTTTAGGATGACCTTTGATGAATCGATAGAGTTTTTGGACCTCATTATGAAGATATACATCATTTAGCCCAGCAGGCATCAAAGAAGGTTTGTAAACAGGAATTTCAACATCGAATTCGATTCGAGGATCGAAAGAGTAAGTTAGAAAGATCAAAAAATTTTGATCAGCATGTTTTCGCAGAACCTGAATTTTATCTGCTCTCTTTTCCGTCTTTTCAAACAGTTCAAGAATTTCATAGTACAATAAATTAGAACTCATCCAACACCTCAAGTAAATTTTTCAGTCTATTCTGAATCATATAATTCATAAACTGTTGTCGCGAAGCGGGCTTCACTTCACTATATGTATCTATGATATTCTTGCAAATGGATTGTGGAATCCTATTCAAATCGATAAGATGACTATTTCTGTCCCAATTTCTAGCAACCGATTCTGTGGTTGGTTGTGTAATATCCATCAACTGAAGAAGGATTTTTTTCGTGATGGGCTTTTGGCGCAAACCTTCAACCAAACAATTGTCTGGTGACAATACATTTGGAATTCCATCACCACTATCACCACGAATGATCAGTTCTCTCAACTGTTCTTTTGGATCTTCAGTCTTGATAAACTTCTTCAGAATAGGAGAATATTGCTTAACATTAGGATAAGATTGCAATTGAACGAAATCTTTATCTGAAGACAGGATCAGAATAGGTTCTCGGCTCGAATATTCACGAACCAAAGCACCAATTACATCATCTGCTTCAGCACCATCTACATCAATCACTTTGTATGGTGAATGATCTTTTAGTTCTTGGCGAATCTTAGCCATACATTCGAAAATTGTAACCCAGTCATGCCCTGAAGCATCACGGTTTTTCTTTCGATTGGCTTTGTAAGCGGGAAAAATTTCGCGGCGCCAGTAACGTTTATTGTCACAAGCAATAACAACTTCTCCATATTCTTTGAATTTCTTCACGTTTGATCGAATGGTATTAAGAACCATGTGTCGAACCAAACCTTCATCAACCGCAGACTTGGAGTATCCGATTTGTTCCATCAGATTAGACAGAACGACTTGATTGTAGTCAAATATTAACATGATTTAATTTTATCATAGTAAATTATTTAGTGAGGCAATTATACTACTTTTAGAAGAATTGTTTCCTTGTTGATTCGACCGGTCAGAGGTGTTTCTTTCGATTTGATTGTTGACAACAAATTTCGAAGAGCAACCTTACCACCTGTCGCAACAACACTGAAAACATCATTTGGTTTTTTGGCAGTCTTACAAACAGACTTCATTTCACTGAAGTTTAGAATTGTACTACCTTTTACACCAAAACCACCAGCATCTTCAGAGTGATAAACACCAATCTTTTTATATTTAACATTGAAGACCCAGAGTTGAGTGGCACCAATAATTTTGGCTGGCTCAATAGACTTCAATTTGTATTCTTTGCATTCTTTCAAGAAATTAAGCTTTGAAATTAATTGCTGAGGAGATTTGGCTTTACGCTTACGTGGTTTACGAGTAGCTTTAGCTTCACCCGAAATTTTCATGGCATCGGTGATGATCATATCACAATAAGCCACAAGTTTTTTCAACTGAGTTTTGGTAAAGTTAGAATACGCTTCTTTGATATCGGGTTCTTTTGCAGTCAGAACATAATCGAATTCTGCACGACGGCGTTTGAAAATCTCAACGATACGATTGGCATGCATTCCTTTAGCACGATCCTGCATCAAAGCAAAAGGAGATTTTTGGTCTTTGTAATTGCTCAAAATAAAATCATCAATCGCACCTTCAAGTTCGCCAGCAATCTCACCAACCTTTTCTGCCATGCGATCTTGAATCGAGGGTCCTTTCGGAACATCGATAACAATTTTAGTTTTTTCAAGAACTTTAGGAATTGAATCTCGAATGAATTTGAGACTTGATTCTCCAATATCATTTCCATTCATATTCAATCTACACAACCAACCAAGCGTAGGAGAAACTTTCGAAGAATCAACTTTACCCTCAATCTTATTTTTCTTCATAAAATCGGCAACGAACTTAGGAGCCTCACGGGACTCCTTATTTTCATGATACCAATTTAGAGATTTAATCAGTTCTATGCTGGATAGAGGTTTATCAAACTTTGGTTCTTCAATCTTTGGAATACGCACCATCACTAATTTCCTGAAATGAGTAATTACGATAATCGGTCAAAACTCGAATGCCATCACATAATTCACCATAGCCTTTTGCCATGACTCTTGCACACTCAATAACTTCTTTCTCCGTCATCGGGACACAAAAGCCAAAAGCATCAGCGAATTTTTCACGATTTACATATTTTATCATACTTTCTGAGTAACCGTCAAATAATTCATCGATGTCTCGGAGAGGTGCCACGCGGCACCCATCGCGCAAAATTACAACATATATTCCACGCATTTCATCACCTCATGAAATCAATTCGTAGGGACGATTCCAGCGACCGATATGAACACCGATGTACCAACCAACATCGAAGTAATCGGTCTGAATATCAGAGTTATCATGATTACCAGCATTCATTGCATGAATAATTTCTTGAAGAAATTTCTTAGCAACACCACTGAAGTGCTCATGATACCAGTAAGGATTTACATCAATCGAATCTGTAGCGGGAGTGAATCGATTACCAGCCAATCGATCAGCCGTTTCATTAAAGTTTTTGATAAAATCAATTTTACCAGATTTGATATTCAAGGTCAAGGTCGAATGATTACGAACAGCAAGACTGCCTTTCACACCATACTTCTGAAGAATTTTCTTAACGACAGGGGCAATCGAAGCTTTGCGATCTTGAGACATATAAGCCATTTCAGTTCCTTGTTAAATCATCAATCAACAATATGTATTATACAGATAACGGTAAGATTGTCAAGCAGTTTTAAAGTGTTGTTTTAATACAACAAAAATTTCATAAATCCGTAACGAGAGTATAAGATAAATAACTAGAAAAATCAACTTTTTTGTTGTTTTTTCACAACAATATAGGAAGTTAAAAAATGTACAAAAAGTTAACCTTTTTGGTGCTTTTTGTTATTTCTTCGTTAAGTTTTGCTCAATCTGATGTGATTGTCACGGATTCAAAAAGCACTAGCACAGTAACCACAAATTCTAATAGCGTTAACGATACCACAGTAAGATCACCTCCAGCTTCGGCTATCTCACCTTCATTTAATGTACTCAATAATGACCTATGTACTGTAGGTGTAGGAGGAGCAGTTCAAACACAAATTCTAGGTATCTCTGGAGGAACGATGGTTCGCGATTTAAATTGTGAACGATTGAAACTGGCTAAAAATCTATATGACATGGGAATGAAAGTTGCGGCCGTAGCCACGTTGTGTCAAGATGACAGAGTTTTTGATGCTATGATGAACGCAGGAACTCCCTGCCCGGTTGATGGAAGAATAGGTGATGATGCAAAGAAGATATGGGATTCTTCTCCAGAACGTAAACCTAAACCACTAAGCGAGAATTCAAATGCAAGTTTCTGGCAAAAAATTTCTGCTGGGCTTGGCGTCTTGGCTATTCTTCTCATTCTCCTGTAACGCCCAAGACATACGGACTACGCAAAACCTTGTTCAGCCTTATGGCTGGCAAGGTTGCTTAACCCAGCATAATGGTTGGATTTGGGCAGGAACCAGTGGCGGTCCTTGCCCTGTTCAGCGGTCGGGTGATGGTGCGATTCTGTTTAGTTATGGCAGTGGTTTACTGTATCAAACTGTGGCAGTGAATCAGGCACTATTGGGCACTGGTATTCAGGTCAGAGGATATGATTATGGATGGACTATCAAGAATGCCAATGCTGGCGGAAATCAGGCTATCGCATATGATCCATTGGCTATTACTGTTAGATTATATGACAACACTAATAAAAATATAATTGAAAATAAATCATATGATTATAATAGAAGAATAAATGATTGGACAAGATTTACGGGAACAGAAAATTTCTCCAACCCATATAGTTTATCTTCTCTTGGTAATTTAGAAATATCAATGTCTGGTAGAGATGCAGGAAATTGGGCGGGATATTATGGGGCCGAAATCAATAACATCGATGTTCGTTTAAGATATTCAGTTGATCCTTGTGGTGCTAATCCCCTTGCATCACCTACATGCGAGGGTTATCAACAAGCATTTCTACAGCAACAATGTGCAATTAGCCCGTTGTACAGTCAATCTTGTCCAGGGTGGCAACAAGCATATTTCAATCAGCAATGCGCGGCAAATCCTCTTTTCGGGCCAAATTGCCCAGGTTATGCTGCTGCATATCAAGCACAACAGTGCAGTTTGAATCAGTTATTTTCTCCACAATGCCCCGAATATCAACAAGCATATTTTAATCAACAATGTACAGCCAATCCTTTGTATAATTCTGGGTGCCCAGGATACGCTAAAGCGTTATTTGATAAAACATGTAATGAGAATCCACTTTCAAATACATCCTGCCCACTTTATGAATCAGCCTATTTAAATCAGCAATGTAATAACAATCCCCTTTTTTCAACAGCCTGTCCGCTTTATCAGCAAGCATTTTTCAATCAGCAATGTACGGCAAACCCACTATACAATTCTGGATGCCCAGGATATGCAGACGCTTTTAGAAAGAAACAGATTGCTGATGCATGTTCGTCGAATCCTCAATCAAGCCCAACCTGCCCTGGTTATTCACCGCAACAAACAACAACGGCAACTATACAAGCAACACAACCATTAAGTGTGCCTTCTGTGGGTAATGAAGATGTTGCAAAGTTATTAACCACACCACAAGTAACAAGCGATCCAATTGTTAATCAAGCCCTGAGTTCTAACCAACAATCGCAGCAACTAGGAACTGGTATAACAAGTCGTAATGCTTCACCACAATCCCCCCAGTCACAAAGAGCGCAAACGCAACAACAACAAAGACGCGCGGATGCTCAACAAAGAAGTCAACAAGCATCCCAAAAAGACGCTCAAAAGGACCCGCAAGATGCTGTGATGGCTTCATTATCGACTGTTCCTGGTTTCAGTGCTTATGAGCAGGCGAAATTGCCTGACATTCCTTTTTACAAGGTCGAAGATATTTATCGCCGAGCAACTATTGCAGATAACGCAAGAGCATTACGACAACTCAATCAAAGATCAGATAGAATCCATAAGGAGATGGTAGATGAGCAGTACAGAAGATAAAAACGTCGATAAAAAAGTCGATGAACTTCAGGATGCAATGAAGAAGTATGCAAGTAAAGATACGGTTATCAGTATTGGTGGTTACAGTTTTACGCCAGCAAAATTAATGATTGCATTTGGTATTGTTTCGTCAGTGGTCGGTGGTATGTATGGAGTGTTCGAAGCATACAAAGATTATGAAAGCATGAAGAAGAAAATTGCAAATTATGTCGCTCCCGACTTCAGTGAGTATGAAGCACGTATTATTAAATTAGAAGAGAACAGCGAAAAAGTTGTCGGATATACCCGTGATATTAATCAAAATTTAAAAGGTGATATTCGTAGAACTGAGACTGTACTGGAAGGTGTTGAACGCGGATCGAAAGTTGCTCAACGTGAAGTTGAAAAAGATATAAACCAAATTAGAAGACAGATTGACAGTGAAATAAAAGAAATTAGACTTGGTACTGAAGCAGAAATAAAAGAGATTCGCCGCAGTGCTGATTCACAAGTAAGAGAGATGCAAAAGCAAGTTGACTCTACCGTACAAAATGTTAATGAACGTGTCAATCGTATTGAGCGTGAAACAAATGCTGAACTTAGAACTATTCGCCGTGAAGTGGATGATAAAATTAAGAAAGCGTTAGACAATCCTTTGGCGAATTAATGGATCCAATAACACTAATGGGGACTGTTACCGCAGCTTTCAATGGGCTGAAGGCTGCGGTTAAAGTTGGGCAAGAAATTGAAGGTGTTTATCGTCAGCTATCAAAATGGGCTGATGCGGCTGGGCAGTTACAACAATTGATAAACAATAGTAAAACAGATAACGGTGAACAAAAAGCGGGATTATTTGAAAAGATAGGATTTGGAAAGAGTGAAACGGCCGAAGCTTTTGATATTGTTATTGCACAACAAAAACTTCGTGAAATGGAAGCAGAAATTTATCATATGTTTTATTACGGTGAATTACAGCACTTAGGTCCCGAAGGTTACAGTCAATTTAACCAATTGAGACGAGAGATTAGAGAAAAGCGCGAAAAAATGATTCGTGATCAAGCAAGAAGAAGGAAAAGATTCATAGAAAATGTTTTTTGGGGAACTCTACTCATAATAACAGTCTCGATAGCATTAAGACTTTTTGTCTGGCTTTTCGATTTTGGAAGAGAAGCGGGTAAGTGGTAATATATAGAAATATAAGGAGAATAATAAATGTCTAATATAACCGAATTCGCTTTTGATGAAGTAACCGCAACAGATGGATTTTTTAATGAGGCTGAAGTTGACGTAATGAATAGCATCGTTACTGAAGGTTCTGGTGTTTATAAACTCACTCTAGTCAACGACCAATTTACCGTTGCAGTAAAGGTCGAAGAAGTCACCGAACCAGATGCTACATTAGTTGATGGAAGAATTCTGATTGAAACAGAAACCGAAAAGTTTCTGTATGTAAAATTCTCGGTTTGATGGTCCGACCGGAGGGAATCGAACCCCCATTCGCAGTTTAGAAGACTGCTGTATTGTCCATTATACGACGGTCAGATTTTTGGTGCGGATGGCGGGATTCGAACCCGCAACGTTTCTTATGTGGCAGATTTTAAGTCTGCTGCGTTTCACCGATTTCGCCACATCCGCAATAAAAACATTATATAACACAGTAACAAAAAAGTCAGGTAAACTTGGTACCGCCTCCTGGGATCGAACCAGGTTCCACGGCTCTTCAGACCGTTGCTATGACCACATCAGCTAAAGCGGCAAATTGGTGCTTCGTGACAGAATCGAACTGCCGTAACCGTCTTGTAAGGGCGGAGTTTTACCATTAAACTAACGAAGCTTGGGGTGCCTAATGAGTTTCGATCTCATTCTCACTCTTTCACAGAGAGTGGTGCTCCCATTACACTATAGACACCACTGGAGCGGATATCCAGATTCGAACTGGAACCTAAACCTTGGCAAGGTCTCATGCTAACCGTTAAACACCATATCCGCAAAACTGGAGCGGGTAATCGGATTCGAACCGATTCGAGCAGCTTGGAAGGCTGTCATGCTACCGTTAACATCATACCCGCGGTACTACTTTATGCTGCCAGACTCTTCAACCTATCTGCTGCATAAGAAGCAGCAAATGCATTTGGTTTTACAAGTGGCACAACATTACACATACCTTTTATATAGCCAATCGCTTCATTGATTACGATATTTGAATTATACTCTTCATTTGGATTAATGTCAAGATGTACTTCAATTTCGTTATCAATCATGGCTGCAAGTTCAAGATACATTTCAGCAACTTTGTAAACCTCATTCATTAGACGCATTCGAGGTTTATTTCTTGCTTGATCATAATCGCGCTCGCGCGTGATCTGACCGAAAATTTTACAACCATGTTTACTATCCATATGTACAACAATAGCTATAATGTAGTCGGCATGCCAAACACCATTGAGTTTCACTTTTTCAGAGTCACAACCAAGATACACTTTTGTATTTGGTCCGCAATTTTCAATAAATGTCTTCACTTCATTTAGATCAATTTTTTTGTTGTACATATCACTCGCTCCTTACGTTGGCCTCCCAGTACGGATTCGAACCGCAATCAAAAGTTTTGGAGACTCTTATGTTGCCCTTACACCACTGGGAGAAAATTGGTACCTCGTAATGGTAACGATCCATTCTCTGCGCCTTATCAAGACGCTGCTAATCCATCTCAGCTAACGAGGCATACTGGCCGGTCCTGAGAGAATCGAACTCCCGTCTCCTCGTTCGTAGCAAGGGATTCTAATCCATTGAACTAAGGACCGTTTTAATTTCTTCAAGATTTTTATATCGAATAATTTCTTCACTCATAGAATTAATACTCTCTCTAATTAATTGACTGTTATTATACCATAAATTTACAAGAGGCACAACATTTATTTTCACAAAAAACAAACTTGTCTTGCAATCATTTAATGGTAATGTTGTTTGTCTCTCATGCCTGAAATACAAATTTTCTAGTGTCACAGGGACATCTTTATATTGCTCTTTGATTTCTGGATGATTACTTAATTCTGGAACTCTTGTAATTGTCCAAACATGTCTCTCAAAACTTCCTAGAACTGGATCGGCTATTGTTTGTGCAAGCTTATCACTCACCTTTCGTAGATGCTCACCATCAGCAACAGGATGATGTATTTGCATTAATGATTTATTCAGTGCTTTAAATGGAATCCATGAACTAGGAAAACAAAAACAAATTGCAGATAAAATTCCATCATTCATGATTGCAACATCTTCTTCAAAATTCAAAGCAAAGTCTATGATATCACCCGTAATCGTTTTACCTGTCATAGATTCCGCTCTTCGAATCAATTGATTGGTTATTGCTTTGATATTCATCCCATACAAATCATAACCAAACATTGCAAGTTGTTTCGTTTTCTCAGAGAGATATTTGACACTTGGATTAGGATTAAAAACAAAACCTGTATTCTTTTGCATTTTAGGTCTTGTTGTATAAGGAACTTGTATGATCTCTTCAATATTCATAATATCTCCTGGTGGTTCAAAGTGGTAACGATCCACTCTCCTCGGCTTATGATACCGGTACGCATCCATCTACGTCATTGAACCTAATTGGTAGCGGGACCTGGACTCGAACCAAGAACTGAAGCTTATGAGACTTCTGAGATACCCTTTCTCTATCCCGCAAACTGGTCTCCGACACTGGACTCGAACCAGCACCTTCTACGCCCCAAACGTAGTGGACTACCTATTATCCCAATCGGAGTAAAACTTTGGTGCCTCTGGTCTGAATCGAACAGACAGTCACGGATTACAAAACCGTTGGTTTGCCATTAACCGACAGAGGCGAAACTTGGTGGACCGCAAGAGAATCGAACTCTTACCTCCGCCGTGCAAAGGCGGCGTGCTCCCATTATCACTAGCAGCCCAGAAAATTTATTTAGTAACCATATTGAAACACACTTGAGGTAACCGTGACAAGCGGGGACTTTTTACACCTCTCTACCTGCATACTCACCAGATAGTCATTTCTGTTCTGAGGACGCTTTCGATTTAGTATGCTTCAATATGGTGCCCTCTCTCAGATTCGAACTGAGACTCTACGGCTTCTAAGACCGTCCTCTCTACCAATTGGAGTAAGAGGGCTTTGGCTCCGGAGGTTGGGATCGAACCAACGACATTCTGATTAACAGTCAGACGCAACTACCGCTGTGCTACTCCGGATCATTCTGGCGGTCCCAACGGGACTCGAACCCGTTCCTGCGCCGTGACAGGGCGCTATACTCGCCGATATACTATGGAACCTAAATTTGGTGGATGCGGATGGATTCGAACCACCAGCGTTTCTTATGTCACAGATTTACAGTCTGCTGCCGTCAACCATTTGGCTACGCATCCATATTTGGTACGGGCACCGAGAATCGAACTCGGATTTACTGGTTAAAAGCCAGTTACTTTACCACTAAGTTATACCCGCAAATTTTGGTGGGCCCAGTAGGTTTCGAACCTACGACCAATGAATTATGAGTTCACTGCTCTGACCTCTGAGCTATAGGCCCATATTGAAACACACTCAACATTACACCCTTGATTCGCTTTTGCTACTAGGGGTGGGTTCTAATGTGCTTCAATATGGTGCCGCGGACCGTGGCGGCAGATACAATATGATTCCAGTGACAGCCTGTTGGTCTCAAAAGGCACCCGCAGCATACTGTATCTATACCATATTGAAACACACTCGACCGTCTCTCTTTTACACAGCAGACCGGAGCGACCGGGGCTTGAACTGTTTATGCGATATCCTGTTTTAAACCAGGGACGGACAAAGCGCCACAGTGTAAGTGTGTTTCAATATGGTACACCGTACGAGAATCGAACTCGTCTTTCCAGCGTGAAAGGCTAGCGTCCTAACCGATAGACGAACGGTGCATCGAACAACAGTTTTTAAAGAGCATTTACATCATCAACAGAATCTATTATACAGATTCCACAAACTGTGTCAACAACTTTTTTGTTGTTGTTTTTTTACAACTGGAGCACAGGGTCGGATTCGAACCGACGATTTTAGAGTTTTGCAGGCTCTCGCATTTGTCCACTCTGCCACCTGTGCATGTATTTGGTAGTAGGTAAGAGATTCGAACTCTTCCGTTTCAGCCCATCTGACCGATCTCCCGAGCTTATAAGACTCAGCCGCACACCAGTGCTACCTACCGTTGGCGGAGTGACTGGGACTCGAACCCAGAACCCGGCGTTAACCGAGCGACGGATTAGCAATCCGCTCTAATACCATTATAGGACCACTCCATTAAATTTGGCGGAAGCGGTGAGATTCGAACTCACGGACCCTTTCGGACCTCCAGTTTTCAAGACTGGCGCCATAGACCACTCGACCACACTTCCTAAATTTTGGCAGGGGTACTTGGAATCGAACCAAGAATACTTGAATCAAAATCGAGTGTGATGCCATTTCACCATACCCCAATAGAAAACTAAATTTTTAAAGAACAACAACTAATAAAAAACCCCAGAGACCTTTTGGTGTCTGGGGTTTGTGTGAATTTCTACTATTCTACATCTATACACAAACCCCTTGTCCACTATCGCAGGCATTACCAATCTCCAGATAAAAGGATGGCTGCCACGATATTGATCGTGTTATGGGTCTAAAATAATGTTTGGTTTTAATCATAGTAATACTATATATGCTTTTTTTCTCTTTGTCAAGGGTTTAAATCAATTTTATGTGAACTAGATTTTCGAACTGTTCCGTCTTCATCTCGATAACACACATATCCTTCTTCATCAACAAAAACAGAACCATTCCAAAAATATTTTCGAGTCTTATATTTTGAGATTGCTTCTTCAGAGTATTCGGTTACATCGTGTTTAATTGAACCTAACCAATCGTCCCAATTTGGATCACACTCTTCTGCAATTTGCAAAAGATGATCCTCATTTTCAGCTTCAATTATATGAACATTACGAAAAGTGGAAATAGTTTCAACAATATACTTTTTCATTTTGCTTGACCCAGTGTAAATTTAACTTCTTTAATCGAGTCCCAACGGAAAGAACGCCATCCTTTTGCTTCAATATCGAATACTGCAAGAGACTCTGTAGGTTTAGTGCGACCAGAATTTTTAGGTGCTTGATCGACAGGAATATCACCCTCATACAAGGTACAATTCATTACACGTTCAGTGCCATCTTGTTTTGTAAAAGTAACAGTGACAGTCTGCTCACGAAGAACACCAATCAGCCAATCTCTAGCTTTTTGATCAGCAAAAGTGTTTGTATCAACATTATCAATCATTTTCATCACAACTCCATATTGAATTTAAGTTAGTTTAACTTTTTCTTTTATCTCTGTCAAGTATTTTTGAAACCAAACATCAGAATTTTCTCGTTTTTTGATCATGGTTCCGTAAATATTTGTACCAATCAAACCCCTAATGTACTCTAGTGGGTCCATAAAAATTGCATCAAACGAATCATCGAAAACTAAATTATCGGATTCATCATACTTCAAAAAACAAACATGATAGTGTACACCACCAGAACTCGATACTTGAATTTTTCCTTTCATGGGTTCATGAAATGTCATGAATCTAATCTCAGTCTCACCTTCATCACCCGGAATAAAAGCTAATCCATCACATTTTTCCAGATATTCCCTATCACTCATATCTTTGTTCACGAATCATCTTTCGTTCCTCTTTTTTACGATCATAAATTTTCGCAGGCGAAACAACACGCATACGATATTTAGGTGTACGAAGATCCTTCGCTACCGAATTACGACGCTTAGAAGACATGTTAAAATTCCTAAAATGAAAATCCATTCGATGAGTGTAAAATTCAAATTGTAATCATAGTACAAATTCGTTATTTTTCGTTTAATTTTTTCAATCATCCGCATCCAATTCTTCCTCAGCAAGTTTAATCAAATCTCGCATTTTAGTTAGAAGATAGTGGCTAGCTTGAGCTTTTTCCAACAACTTTAAAGCCTGCCACAAGGCTTTTAATGCATCATCTTGAATATGCATATTATTTATTCCATGTTGCATTGCAATATAAATATAAGTGAGGCACAACCTCAAACATTCTAACACAAACCCAAAAGGTCAAAAATGATTAAGAAAATTTTAGATTACATCTCTCTAAAAATCAGACAGTATGATGAAAAAACATTTAATGAATGTCATTTTAAATATGCTCAGGACATCGTGGACGTAGAGAGGATCCTTCGTCAACTTGACCATAACAGAAAAGGATTTTCCCTATGAAAAAATTTCTAAACATTATCAAAATAGTATTCGATGGTATCGTTGAAGGTAGAACTAAAGCTTACGAAGCAAGAATGAAGCAAAGAGGAATTACACTCTAATTTAGAAGTAAATGAGCAGCATGGGCTCCGTTGGCTGCGCTTAGAAACAAAGCAGCCCATCCGGAGCCATTCCTTTCATTCTCAAAGTCCTTTTGTGCCATCTTCCACAAGATCACAGAAAAAAGTGCGCTAAGAAAAGCCATCATACATTTTCCTGAATTGTACGCATCAATTGCTTGACATAGACTTCACGCTTACGCTTAGGAAGATTCGAGATAACTTCACTCAACATTGAGCCAAGATATCCTGCACCGTAGGCATATCCGTTGTATTTTTTGTCATGAACTTTGTTGAACAAATCGACAACACTTTGAACTTCACGACGAACATTCATTTGATTTTCAACGTTCATATCAAACTCCAGATTTTGAAAGTTTAACAAATTCGAAATAATCGCGAAGACACCGAGTGCCTTCATACTCTTCAATATGAGTTTCAATATATTTCAATGCATCAACTGGTTTGTAAAACCAAGCATTGCAAATTGCAGAAATCTCATCGAAGAGGGCTGGGAAGTTTTTCGTTTCATTCATCATGTAATCGATTATACAGAAGCCAAGCCAAATGTCAAGCAGTCAGGAGTTTGTTGTTTTTTAGCAACAATCAGTATTCCGTCGCAGACTGCTTAAACCACTTAATGCCTTCTTCCCAACCTTCTTGGAATGTCTGCCAGTGATCCTCGATGACAGGATTGCGATACTGCCCATTAGCCAATCGGGTCGTATCTATTTCACCAGGAACAAAATTCACCAAAGTAACTTGCTCAAAAATTTCACGCATTTCCAATTTCATTCTCCGCTTGCTCAGTAACTACCGGAACATCTTTCCAATGTGTTACATAATTTTCAGATTCAGCAATTCTATATCTGTATTGCAATACTTTTTCTTTTGGTTCGTTTCGCCAAACCCACCGAAGTTCAACCAATGGGGTCATTTCAAAAATCCCATTCAGATTCATAATCGAAGACATAACTCAACCAATATTCTTCAATCTCACGAATCATATCTTCATGCATGAGATCCACAATTTCTTGCCGAAGACTATCAGCCAGTTCAGAAAGAACCAAATTAACTTGTTCAATGCTCATTAGGGTCTCCAAACGAAAAGATCAAGACAACCTACAACAGCAGCAGCAATCAGAACCAAAACAAAAGCAACGTTGAAAAGATTTTCTTCAGTCATTACAAACTCATGAAAGTTATTCATCACATTGGTAATTATACTGATGCTGGAGTGATTGTCAAGAACTTTTATTCATCGTTGTTTTCTTGCAACACTTTGTCTTCCGCTCTCGTATGTTCTTCGCAAGCAGTATAAAACCAATGTCTTCCTCGCATTTTTCCTAGATTACCACAAACGTTACAAGTAATAGAACTCATCGCTTCAGCCATGCGAACCATGCCATCGATTGTTTCATCACCACCATCGTAATAAAATCGTAGAGTGCCAAACTTTTCTTTTACTTGTGTCACAACAACTTGAGGAATCAATGCAAAAGGTGTTTGGTCGTAGTCAGGATACTTCTTTTTGTTTTCTTCAATTCGTTTATTAAATTCTACACGGTAATCAATATACGATTGAATCTGATAGCAGAGTGTGTCCAGAAGAGGGAACCAACCACTACCACATTCAATACCAAACATAGAAAAAGGTTCAAGTTCGCGCCCTTTGCGTACTTGAAAAATCAAAGGATATTTTTCAATCAATTCTTTAGAAGTCATTTTTTAGAACCTATCTCATAAAATTTATCAACAGCATCTTCACCGAGCCCATGAAATTTTGCAAATGCTTTAAGCAAATCTGCTTCATGCTCAGAATCAAAAATTGCATTATGAATAGAGAGATAACCTGCTACTTGCGCGGGCATGTATGATTCTGGTCCGAAACCAAAAACATCATACAGCACATAACGATAAGATCCTTTTTGTTTAATCTCACCATCATAGATACGTCGAGATATTGCACAAAAAGCCATTAGTTGTTGTTCTTTGGATAAAGAGTTCCAATATTCTTCTTGCTCTTTCTCCATCGCATCAATAACTTTTTGAAATTGTTGCCCTAACTCCGACAATTCTTCCATAGATTTATCAACTTCTTCATTACTCATTTCAGTGCCCAAAATATTCAAGTACGGCATCAATGGCTGCAACCGTTTGTTTACTCATTACAACATCATCAGGATGCAACCATTGACCATTCTCATATCCTTCAAGTTCTTTTGCCAGATAATCTCGATGTTCTTTCAGATTAAGAACGGTGATACCATCTGCAATTTCACCACTAATATCAATTTGTCTACTCATTTTTTTCACCACGAACTTTGATATTCAATATCCCACTCTTCGGGAAGACTTAATGCTTTTTGTATATTTTGTAGAGTAATTTCTAGATTTTCCATGTACCACTCATCATACTCTAAATTACCAAAAAAGAATCCTCCTTGTGTAGGAAGAAGACTTGGTGCGAGTGTAACATCAGCTAGAACTTGATTGCATACATCTTGGAGTTTGAGCAACTTTTCTCGTGATACCCAATACGATTTACAATCGTCTACATCATTCTGGACATTCTTCACAAACCATTGATGAACCGCATTTGCTTTACGCCAATATCCAACTTCCATTTCGACAGTATTTACAGCCATTCCTTCTTGCCCAACGATTTGAGCAATTTTTTCTCCAAGTTCTTTTTCACCTTCTTTCCAAGAAGAAATGTAACGACTACCTTTGAGATACATGTCCAAACCCATGATTATTCCTTACTGAAGTGTATTAGTTGAAGGTGCAAGAATACCAAATGAATCTTCATTCAATTCATTTTCATATGCATTGAGAAGTTCAGTTGCATAGAGAATATCATCTTCCGATGCTTGGTTGTACCAATCGAGAAGAGATTCGGGTGTTGCAGTCATCAGAAAATTCAGATTAGACAAGTCACGCGAGTTCATAAAAATCCTTATCAAGTATTCGTAGATTGTACATCAACTGGAAAAATTGTCAACAGATTTTTTTGATTGTTGTTTTTATACAACATCAGTCATAATTTGGTTCTTTAATTGCAGGCTTTCTTCGCAGAAATTCAGTAAGTTTAATTTGCCAGTTGGAATAACAATGCCTTACGCCAACTGTAATTCTTAGATAAGGCAAGATAGCACCAACATAAAGTTCATTTGGGTCTAGCCCAGCATCCACACCAAGCGAAAAGTGTTCCATTGACCAAACAGTAAAGATTAGCCAATGCACACTCCAATTGTTTGCGTTCCACTCATCACCTTCTCGGTAATGCCACCGGGGCACCAATGGGCATATATCATTACACCACCATTTATGCAGTGGATAATGTTCCCACCATTCTTTATCTCTACAAGGTCTTTCTTCACTCATCATGGTGCTCCTAGTTGTTTCTTCAGTTTTTTAATTTCTGCTTTGAGTTTATAGTTCTCGTTCTTCACCCAACCCAAATCATCCTGCATCTTTCGCATCTGTTCAGCAAAATCACGGTCAGCAGGTGTTAGGTTTTCTTCTGGTGTGATAATGAACTTACCATGATCCCAGTCAAAACCCATTTGTAAACTTTTCACGGGCACCGTTGGTTGCCCACCCATTGTGGAGTATGGGAGTTTAATCTGAACTACAACTTCTGGATCCTCACGCATCATTCGTTCTTGGTATACATTCACCAATCGATGCAGTTCACTTAGTTTCATTATTTACTCCAAAATGTTGTTTAACATATCCTGGTGTGATCCAAGCATTATGTGGATCAATGTTATCTTCGATAAGTTTAGCACACTCTAAAACAATCAACTCGGCAAACTTTTCATCACGAATGTCATGCCAATCAGGATGATATTCACCCTTCATTTGAAGTTTGGAATCAGCAAAGAGGTCTGCTTGTTCGGCAAGTTCACGAATTCGTTCGTTCATCATTCAATCCCGAACATCTTCTGTTCTAGAATTCTCAGATAGTCTCGTGCTTTCTGAAAATCACGATCATACAATGCACGTTCAGTCAACATCAGGTCTTGTCGAAACTCACCATAGATTGCTTCAATGACTTGGCGCTTGGTTCGATGAATCGCTTCCTCTAGTGCATCACCGCCTTCTTGGAGAAGGTCAAGGTCACTTACATGTACTTGGGAACCAATTGTGACACTGATTCGATATTGTTTAGCAATACCTTCAGTTCCTCTTAGGTCTTGTGTATGTGACTTGATGTTGAATACATCTTGGAACAGTGTAGAGAAACTTTCTTTAATAAGTTTTCGTTCACCTGTATCGTGTGCTTCAATTGCTCTTACTACTTGACTCATGATTTAACTCCAAAATGTTCTTTAAGTGCTTCCACGTTATCTACACACTTCTCAGCGCAGATTTCGTAATTACTGGCAAAGACTTCATCTTTTTCTTCTGCTGACAGTTTGTAGAGTCTTTCGGATTCTTCTCTCAATACATTAACACATTCCCGAATAATCAACTCGGCGAACTTATCAGTATTCAAATGATTGGTTTGATAGTCCCAACATTGTTTTTCAAGTTCTCTCATTCGTTTGTTCAACGCTTTCCCCAAAGAAATCGCAGAGTTAACCCATCAATAAAATTACGCTTAAAGGTCGTATCGGGTGCCCAGATAATGTAGCCGATGATAATACCTAGCGCATACCCAATAAGAAGGTAAATTGTTTCATCCATTATTCAACTCCGAAATGTTCGAGTACCGAACGGGCACAGTCATTGATAACTGCCCCTTCAATTTGACTACGGTAATCTTTGTAGTAACAAGGCACTTCAAGCACAGCACGATTACATTCCCGAACAATCAACTCGGCAAATTCTTCAATGGCAGCACGTTGAACGGGACCTGTTTGAAAGAAATTTAGAATGCGTTCATTGCATTGTGCTAGTTCTTCAATTCGTTTATTCATTTGTATCTCTCAGTTGAATTAGCCCATCAATCAACATAGGAATTGTTCTAACATCGAAATTAAATTCTACAGGATCACCGAAGTAATCATAGTCATGAATTTGAATATAGGCAAGCCGACTATCTTTTCTAAGTGTTA